GACGAAATTTTACCGGAAAATGTCGGAGCAGTTCGATCACCGATGGATTTAGAGGTTGTAAATTTCGAGAAATCTAATAGCACATCTGATACTGATATGCTTTCAAAATCTATAGAAAATGTATTTAATAACTGTGGTGCTTCACAGTTAGTAGTCGCAGGTGGATCTAGCACTAACTCAGTTGGATTAAAGCAAGCTATTGCAAACGATGCTTCTTTAGCATTTATATGGATTGCTCGTATTGAGCACAATTTCAATTATTGGTTAACTCAAAATGGTTATGATGGATATATGTTCTTTATACATAGAGAAACCTGGTATAACCGTGAAGATTATATAAATTCATTAAAAGAATCTGCTACTCTAGGCAATAATCCATTACTTTATCTTACTGCTCTTGGGCAAACTCCTTATGAAGTGGAATGCGGACTTAGAATGTCAATGGCCAGTGGAATTAGAGATTTGCTTGTTCCATTAAAAACAACATATACAGATTCAAATAATACTGGTGGTGCACCATCTAAAGGCGACGACATATCTGATGAAGGAATTGCCAGCAGAGACGGAAATAAGAACGAAGGCACTAAAGCAAATGGATAATTAAGGAGTAAAAGGATGAAGCAAAATTTTATAAAGACATCTGATTATGAAACCGCTGAAATACTTATTCGTATTGGTTTTCAAAAAATAGATGAACAAAATGGTATTTATACATTTTTGAATTCTGATAAAATGCAGTTTTCAAATGATATAGATAAAAGAAAAATTCAGTATAGTAATATGCTGTCTATCTAAACCATTCTTCCATTCAATGAGTGGTTTTATTATATCAAGAAAGGAGGAAATAATGCAAAAGAGATATTTTACTGTCGAGGATTTAATTAAATTCTGTGAACAAGATAAAATGTATAATTTTTCTTCAAAAGAATCTGGTAAACCCATTGTTATTCAAGCAATTCAAGATTTTTCTTCTGCTGACATTGAAGAGACCGAAGATAATAAATTATTTGCTAAAGTACGAGTTTGTCATACTTTGTTGAATAGAAACGGAAGTTATATTTCTGAAGAATCTATGAAAGCTGCTATGCCAAGTCTTAAATACGCTCCTCTCCTTGCAAATATTCATCAATTAGATGATGGATCATGGGATTTCCATTCTCACGATTATCATATTGAAAAAGATGAAGATGGAAATGAAGTTGTTGTTTATGATGAAAAACAGGTTGGTACTTTCACAGCGGATGATCCATATCTCGAATATGATGAAGAAATGGATAAAACTTATGTTATAGCCCGTGTAGCTATACCTGAATCATATACTCGTTGCGCTGATATTATTCGTGAGAAAAATGGTACAAAGGTCAGTTGTGAATTAATCGTTTACGATTGTTCTTATAACGCAAAAGAAAAATATCTGCAATTGGAAAACTTTGAGTTTGCAGGTTGTACTTGCTTGGGGTCTGAGAAAGATGGTACACCAATTGGAGAGGGAATGCTGGGATCCAAGATTACTCTTGAAGATTTTAGTGAAGAAAACAATAGTTTAATAAAATTTAATGAAAAGATGGTTGAATTACAAGCTAGATTAGAAAAATTAGAAACGGCTTGTTTTGACAATAATAATTCTGAGGAAGGAGGAAACGAAAACTTGAATAAATTTGATGAATTATGTCAGAAGTATGGAAAGACAGTTGAAGATATTACATTTGATTATAAAAACATGTCTGACGATGAGCTTGAAGCAAAGTTTGCCGAATTGTTTGATGATAATTTAGACGGTGACAACTCAGACAATGGAGAATCTAGCGAGCCTTCCAATGATGGAGAAGGCGACAACGGAGAAACTTCCGTTCAGACAAATAGTGTTATCGAAAACTATTCCAAGAGTGAATTATTTAATAAATTATTTGAAATATCATTTGATGAAATTAAATATGCGTTAAATAATTTATGTTCTATTTATAGAAACGATTCAGAATGGTGCTATGTATCGAAGGTCTATGATGATTATTTTATTATGGAGGACTGGGATAGCGACAAATTCTATAGACAATCTTATGAAAGAAGTGATGATAATATTTCATTATCTGGCGAAAGAATTGAAATGTTCGCCATGCTTATTACTGAATCAGAAAAGCTTTGTATAGAAGAGATGCGTTCTAACTATGAAGCTCTTAAAGAATTTAAGGAGACTGTAGAAAAGAACGAACTTCATTCTAAGAAAGAAGCTGTTCTTGCAGATGAAAAATATTCCGTACTGTCTGAAAATGAAGCATTTGCAGAATTGAAAAATAATATGGACAACTATTCTCTTGATGATTTAGAAACAAAGGCAAAGGTTATTTTTGCTGATTATGTATCTTCTGTTGGAGTATTCTCTGCTAAACCTGAAACTCAGAAGTCTAAAGTTCTTTATATGTCAAATTCTAATTCAGAAAAGGAATCCAAAAAGAAAACACCTTATGGTGGTATTTTTGAAAAATACAATAAGTAATTTAAGAATCATTTATGTGGATCGGTTAAATACCGGTCTTTTTTATTATTCAAAATTAAGGAGGAATTATTAATGGTAAACGCATTTTTAAAAGCGGTTGATAAGCACGTTATTGCTGAATCCACAAATCTTAGCGCAACTAATTATGGCAGACACATTTTTAATGTGAAGGCTTCTGAAGATATCGACAACGGTAAGGTAGTTGATATTGACAAGATGAAGTATGAGAAAAACGAGTATTACACAATGGTTGAGCCTACTGCTACTTCTCGTGTAGGTCTTATCCTCTCTGTTGCAATCGGAGCAGATGAAAAGCCTCTTGCTGCTACTTATGAGTACAACTTCTATAACGGCAAGGATGAAATCATGAGAGTTTATGAGCTTGCTGCTGGCGACAGATTCACCATTTCTGCTAATGGTATTTCTGGAACAGTTAAGGTTGGTTCTGTAATTGAAGCTGAAGGCTACAATCTGAAAGCCATCGAAGGAGAAACTTCTACCGCAACATTTAATGGTGAAGTTATCGAAGAGATTAATCGTACTGGTGGTAAGTTCTACAAAGTTCTTGTACGTAAGAACGGCTAATAAATTAAGGAGGATAAAATATAATGAAGAAGAATTTCTTAAATTTCAGTGCAAATACAAAGACTGCATTTGAAAATGATGAAACTAAATATATGGGATTCTCTCAGCTTTTAAAGGATTATGCGGCTGGAGAATTTGAATCTGGTATTTCCAAGGCTGATGCCGATAAGGAAATCAGAGAGACTTTTAAGTTAATCCTTGGTCTTGATGAAAAAGCTTCTGCTAAGGAAATTCGTAACGCAATTAGACGTAATAAAAATGAAATTTTTGAAGTAATTGAAGAGACCATTGAGGATCTGCTTACATCTGGTTGGCAGGATAATGAATTCTTCAATGATTTTGTAGAAGTTAAGAATCTTGCAATGGATGATACTAATGAGTTCGAATCCGAGGACAAGACTGTATTAACAGTTGGTAAGCTTTCTGGAAACCATTGGGATCTGGATCGTCAGAGACTTGGTATCAATGAGACTTTCCGTGTTCCTACATACTGGGTTGGTTTGGCAGTGTATGATGAGTTCGAGCGTATTATGACTGGCCGTTCTGATTGGTCTAAGCTCGTAAACAAGATTTACGAAGCAATGGATCAGTATGTACAGAGCCTTGTATATAAGGCAGTTATTTCTGCCGGTTCTCAGGTTCTTCCTGGTTCTGACCAGTTCTACAAGACCGCTACACTGGATAAGTCCGCAAAGGGTACTTTTGTAACTATGATCGAGGATGTTCAGGCTGCTAACCGTGGTGCTGAAGTTGTTATTATGGGTACAAAGACTGCACTTTCTAAACTGTTTGATCTTGCAGATGTATCTTGGATCAGTGAAGATGACAAGAAGGATCGTAGAACTCTTGGCCGTCTTGGTATTTGGGAAGGTACTCGTGTTATCGAAATTCCCCAGGTATTCGCAAAGAATGACACCAAGACTAAGATGGTAGATTCTAACGTTCTGCTGATTATGCCTGTTGCTGATAACAAGTTTATTAAGCTTGTTTACGAAGGTGATTCTCAGGTTAAGGAAGTAACTGATTCTACTGAGAAGAACGACATGACTTATGAATTCAAGTACATGACCAAGCTCGGTGTTGGTACTATTGTAAATCGTTACTTCGGTACATGGAATCTTGTGTAATATATAAACAAATTTTTGCGAGGGCTTATTTTATAATAAGCTCTCGTTTGTTTTAAGGATAGAAAGGAATTTTATAATATGGCAGTTGCTAAGAAAACAACAACAGTAAAGAAAACAGCAACTAATACAAATACTGTTGCTGCTCAGAATACAGAAAAAGAAGTAAAGAAACCTAAGACTTTTACACAGTCTGAGCCGATTTTATGTCGTTCAGTAACACCTGGTTGGTTAGGTGTACCTGGTAAATCTGGTATGTATTATGTTTTTGCAAATTATGGTGATGAAACAGAAATTGAATATGGTGATTTGTTTGCATTGAAGAATAGTCATTCCAGATATATTTATGATCCATTATTTGTTATTGAAGATGACGACCTTTTAGACAATCCACGTTGGAAAGACGTATCTGAGTTTTATTCAGATAAAGTATACGGCATGGATGATATTAATAACGTATTAAATAAGCCAAACAACGCATTTAAGTCAACTCTCCAGAGTCTTCCAAAAGGTTTATTAAAAGCAATTACCGTAGAGGTAGCTAAACGTATTGAAGACGGAAGCTTTGATTCTATTAGAAAAATCAAAGATCTTGATGAAGTATGCGGAACAGATTTTGGTAAGATGATTAATATTACTGACTAAGGAGGTATCTTATGCCTTCTCTAAAATACGAATCAATATATAAAAAGGCTTTAACCATGGTTAATGACCTTGAACTGGCAACTTATACAGAAGAGGATTTTTATGATACTCTCTGCGAATGGTTGACCACCACTTCTTCTCTCCCACTTTTTCGCAAGAAATTTAGCTCTTATGTTTTAGATGATGAACTCATGGAATTAAATTTCACACTTACAAATAGCGTAGATGATTTATATGATACGAATTTTGTTAAAACTATTTTAGCAAAAGGTATTATCATCAATTATTTCCCATCTAAATTAGAGAACACAAAGAATCTTGCAACGATGATTGGTGGAAAAGAGGAGAAAAAGCTTATAGATAATTATTCTAAGAATATGGAAAGGCTTGCCACTTTACAACGTGAGTGGGAACGTGATTTGTCACGACATACATACTACTTTGGTGAGTATGGTGATTCAAATGGATAAGTTTATTACTCATAAGTATGGTGAGTTCAAAGAATCTCAGGTAGATTACTATAAGCAAAAATTACGAAAGAAAATATTTTGGTTGGTGTTATACACTGATCAGAATACAAAAGACGATTTTCAAAATATAGATGTTGTTGAATATCATAAAAATTTATTATCTGAAATTTCTAGTTGTAATCAACTTTTATTATATCCCAAAGATTTTGTAGAAATTGTTAATAGCTTGGAATCTGCTCTTACTGTTTTAGAGTCAGATGAGTTTGATTTTAAGAAGTATAAAAAGCTAGTTTTTGATGCAGGAGCTTTGCTTCAACGAATGAAAGTTGGTGATAAATAATGTCACTATACGAAAATTATAAAAGACGTATGCAAGTTGATACTTGTTCTACCGGTAAGAACTATCCTACTTTGGGCGAGAAATTAAAAAGTGATTCAGACAAGGTTATGGAATTGACGTGGGATAACGATGTGCAGAGTAAAAAGGCGTACATTTACGATTATTGGCACGATGATCATCCAGATATCAAAGATCATATGACTTATGAAAATACGGTTAAGACTTGTATAGATATAAAATTTATAGTGAAATCATATCAGTCCGTAGACAAAGATCAAGTTGATTATTATATTATGTTCAAACCATCTCAAAAAATTGAGTTTACTGAAGACGATAAATTGTTTTATTATGAAAATGATTTTCATAAAAAATATTTAGCCGAATTTCCAATAGGGTTATATATAGATATTCCAGACGATAGAGGAATTTATCGTAAGTGGTTAATAGTACTTAGCGAACCAGCTAACCAATTTCCTAAATATTTAGTATTGCCTATAAATTATCGTTTCATGTGGATTGAAAATACAGGAAAAGAACGTGTCAAGCGCAAAATGTGGTCTGTATTAAAAAGCCAGAATTCGTAAAATGTATGCGCTTCATATTGGAAACAATATGTCGAAAGTTTTCTTACGCTGGAAGTTTACAAAGCCAATTACACTACAACATAAGGATGAAATATGCCTAAGTGTGAATGTGGTCGAAAGACAGAAAAAAGTAATTGGATGGCATATGCTGCAATAAAAGCATTATGTATTCATAATGTGCTAAGTGCTATTGACAAGTAATAATCAGCTGCGAAGCCTCGAATAGAGGAACGTTCAACGAGCAAGGACTCAAGTGAGTTAATGGAAACCACCTAAGTTTTATTTTATATAAAATATGGTGTTGATGTGCTCTGATCTTCTATGTGCATAGCATAGAGAAAAATTATTTATATAACAGAGAATATTAAAGTAGATGGGACAGCGACTAGCTATCGTTTCTTTGTACTCCGAATACGAAGATTACCATCTACTTATTTTATTGAAATTTTTCGGAGGAATTTTAAATATGAGTAAAACTAAACCAAATTATAATGAGATTATTTTTTCAGATGAACAAGAAAGAAAAATTGTTAATTTGTATCAAAACGAGGATATGTCTACAGTAAAAATTGGAAAGTTATTTAGTTGTAGTCATAAGAAAATAGCAAGAGTATTAGATTCTTATGGAATACAAAGAACTGGTGTTGGTAGACGAAAATATAAAATAAACGAAGAATTCTTTGATAATATTGATACACAAGACAAGGCATATATATTAGGATTTTTATACGCAGATGGATGCAATTATATGCCAAAACAAACAGTATCAATGTCATTACAAGAAGACGATTTTGAAATCCTCGAAAAGATTAGGACGTGTATTGGAGATGAACGTCCGTTGGAATACATAGATTATTCAAATAAACATGATTTTGGATATACATATAAAAATCAATATAGGTTATTAATATTTAGTAAACATATATGTGATTCATTGAATAATGTTGGTATGACACCAAATAAAAGTTTAACATTAGAATTTCCAGAAATAGATAAGGATTTGTATAGACATTTTATTCGTGGATATTTTGATGGAGATGGATCTATATATCGAGGATATATTAATGAAAATAATAAACCTATTACATTAACAATTACTTCTACTCTTTCTTTTTTACAAAAAATACAACAAATTATATCTGATGAACTACATATTTATGCAGGTATCTATGACGCATCAAATAATAATGGGATTACAAAGGTTTTAAGTATGACAAAAGAATCTTCAAAAATTTTTATGGATTGGTTATATTTAGATGCCAACTTATACATGCAAAGAAAATATGATAGATATCTCAAATATTTTTATAATGTGGCTTAACATATTATATGAATAATTCTTTATCAGACTAACGAACTGATAAAGTAACAAAATGATAATTCTGGACTTTGGACTGATTTACGATTTACGTCACAGGAAAATCAAGATAAGGTTTGGCTGCCAATTAATTCTATTACTGATAAGATTTGGTACACTAACAGTACAGATACAAATATGCGAGTCTTGGTTAGTGCTCCTACTGACAAGGCAATAGCCTGGAATATTAGTAAGGTTGAAAATGCTAAACCGTTTGGGATACAAAAACTGACATTATATCAGGATTTCTTTGATCAACATCGAGATTACATCGAAAAAGACAAGAATGGAAATATTATTGGTATGTGGGCAGATTACTATGATTCATCTATTGAGCCTACGGATCCAGATACTCCATCTACCACTCCATCATCTATCACAGCTAAAATCTCTGCTTCTACACCATCCATAAAAGTTGGTGGCAGTTTCAGAACTCTGACGACAAATCTATTTAATGAATCCAATGAAGATATTACATCTGAATATGAAAACAGTATATTTACATGGACTTGCAGTATAGACGATGAAGACTGGACTGATATAGTCACATGGCGAACTGGCACAAAGTTTAACCAAACGAAGATAAGTTTTCCTTTGGACAAAACTCAGCTGGGTAAAATCTTGTCTGTAAAATGTACTATTACAAAAGATGATGCAGATCCGATTGAATCAGATTCGCTTCAATTAGAGATTTCAAGTTAGGAGGTGTAGTTGCATGGAAGAAAAATTAGTCACAAAAGATGATCTATTAAATAAGCTTCGTGCGTACAGCGATACTCCTGATGATGATAATATCGTATATAAACAAAAAATCAAATATGCTCTTTTATCAAATCCTACACTTTTATATTTACTCCATGAAAAAGATTTAGAAGTTGAATTATTTGATGAAGACGGAAACATAAATTGGGAATTTGATGCTGCAACAGGTAAATATAAACCTTTAGGTGAATGGGATAGATATTTTGGAGGAGAATCTAATATTAGGCCATATTTATTTATTCCAGATACTCAAACAAACGTAAAACATTATATTTGTTATCAGGTTGGATTTGATGAGGTTTCAAGATATGATAACATTCAAAAATATGGCAATATTACGTTCATAATTTTTGTTCATGGTGATGACAGAGATGAGAAATGCAGTGGTCTTGCTAGACACGATCTCATTGCTTCTATTATTCGTGAACGTTTCAATTGGTCTAGTATTTTTGGAATGCAAGCAAGATTAATATCTAACAAAGAAAGCACAACAGATAATAACTATCTTGTTAGAACTCTTGTGTTTCAACTTTATGATATTAATGGCATCACAAATACTCCATATAATGAATCATCTCAGATCGTAAATAACGATTATTGGAGGTAATTTGTATGGAATATAATATGAACGATGAGTTGCAGGTATATCGTGGAAAAGATTATGTAATATCAAAATATATTACCATACATCAACCTACTCTAAATGAGATATGTGATATGGGTGAATCGAAGTATTATCAAATGGTATATAATCTCACGGCAACGCCACAGTCTATGAAAGCTCAGTTGTGGAAAATGGGGATTGATTATACCGAAATCACTCCGTATATGTTGTTCTATATTATGTTGTATCGTGTTTATTCAAAAGAATTCACTTCTATTTTGTTTGGAGATTTAGACTTCCAAAAGTTTAAATTATTAAAGCATTTAGATGACGAATCAATATATCTTAGTCAATATATAAATGGCGAAGAAGTAATAATAGATGAATATACATACACATTAATTATGGATTATCTCAGAAAAGTTCATTTTATCGAAAAAGATGAAAGAATGCCTGCGAACAACACTACAAAGATGATACTTATAGAAGATGCGTTGGATGAATTGAAAGCGAATGAAAACAAAGAGTATCATTCATTATTAACTAATTTAATATCTGCATTGGTTAACAGTGAAGGTTTTAAATATAATCATTCCCAAGTATGGGAAATGAAAATAAATGCATTCATGGATTCCGTAAAGAGAATTTCAAAGATTAAGAATGCTGAACTGCTATTGCAGTCTGGTTATTCCGGTTTTGGAATCAACCTAAAAGAAATAGATAAAAAACAATTAGATTGGCTAGGAGAACTCAGTTAATGAGTTCTTTTTTATTGCCTAAATTTGAAAGGAGAAAATATTATGGCTTTTAATCCTAATGAGCTGGTTCTGGAAAGAATTCGTTCTGTTGAAGAGTATGATCCTGAAACTAAAGAGCTGACAGGTAGATATACTCAGGTTGAGGATCCCAGTCTTCAGACAAGTGCGGAGGGCACAGATGTAACTGACGCTATGGGTACTCCTATTATGACATTCTATAATGCTCAGACTGGTACTTTTGGCTTCACTAACTCTATCTTCTCTCTCGATCTTGCTGCTTCTCAGTTTGGTACAACCAAGAAAGTAGCATCTGGCGAAGATAAGATTGTTGCGCCTGTATCAGAAACTCTGACAATCGGTGCTGATCATACTGTAGTTCTGAAGTATGTTCCTGTAGGTACTACTGGTGCAGAAGTTAAGTATGTAAAGGTTATCAATGATGATAATACTTTCGGTAAGACTTATGAAGTATCTGCTGTTGCAGGTGAAGGTAAGTTTACTCTTGATGCAGCTACAAAGAAGATCACTCTTCCTGATGATGTAACTGGTAGAGTATTCGTAAATTATGAAAGAGAGGCTGAAAATGCAGTTAAGGTTACTAAGACCACTGATAGTGTTCCTGCTGTTAAGTCTCTGCTTATTCATGCAATCTTCCATAATCCTTGTAACAAGAACATTGTTTATGCTGGATACATCTCTTGCCCTAGAGCACAGATTGATCCTTCCAGTGTTGAACTGAATCTGACCGCAGAGGGTAAACATGCAGCTTCTTATATTCTTCAGAAACCTTATTGCGATGCTGAAGCAAAACTGTTTGACATTATTGTTACTCAAGACTAATTGAATAAATAGTAAGAGGGGAGTATATTACTCTCCTCTTATTTTTGATGGGAAGGAAAGTACAATGAGTGAACCTTTAAATGGTGTTTGTGATATCTGTGGCAAAAGATATTCTGTTTGTAAAACATGCCAAACCGTTAAAACTTTTAAACCATGGAGAACTATAACAGACACTCTTGAACATTATAAAATTTTCATTGCTCTTTCTGAATATACGAGAACAAAAAATAAGGAAGAAGCAAAAGAACAATTAAGTCATTGCGACTTATCTGATTTGGAGAGTTTTCCAGATCGAATTAAAAATGTAATAAAAGAAATTACCGTAGAACCTAAAATGGAAACTGTTGAAAAAGCAGAAGAAATTCAGGTTGAACATAAAAATGTAAAAATGAAATATGCTTCTAAGAAGCGTGGAAACATTAAAGATGAAAATATTGAATAGTAAGTTATATTTTGTAGATAGATTGTAGGCTACACATTAATTACTATTCAGTATTTTTTGTGTAGCCTATTTTTTACGATTTTTGGAATGAAAGGAATGATCAGTTATTAAAGAATATAGTGAAGTTTTTGACAGGAGTGTTAATGGGTATGAAGTAGATGACGTGCGGTTTATTCCGAATATGGCACAGAACTTTATGTATCTAAACTCTCATCTTTCAAAAGGGCAACTTGTAGATGTAATACCTGGACAAAACAAACGTGTTGTTTTCGTTTGGAAGAAATCAAAGGAAATGACAGAATTGTACAAACAATGGTGTGCTACATCTGAACAAGAGAAAGGAGTTTAATGGCATTTATAGATGAAATTGCAGCTTATGTTATTAAGTATGCTCCACAATACGGAATTAAGGTATATTCTCCTATTATTGCTCAGTCAATTTTGGAATCAGCTAGTGGAACTTCTGAATTGGCTAAAAATGCTCATAATTATTTTGGATTAAAATATAGAGTCAACAGATGCCCTAGTGCATCTGGCACATATATTAAAGTTGGTTCTGAGCAGTCAGCAAATGGCAAATATACTTCTTCTACTATGGCATGGTTTAAATTCAAAAATATGGAATCTGGTGTGAAAGGTTATTTTGAATTTATTAGCATTTCTAATTATTCAAATCTAAAAGGGATCACGGATCCAAAGAAATATCTCAAAACAATCAAATCTGATGGATATTGCACAAGTCTGAATTATGTCAATAACGTGATGAACGTTATCAAAAAATATAATCTCACAAAATATGATAAACAATCAAATATTATTGAATCACTTGGAGGTGATAAAATGGTAATTAACGTACATGGAGGTCACAATCCAAAAGGAAAAGTGGCATGTGGTGCCGTAGGCTTACTTAACGAATCTGAACAGGATAGAATTATTAAAGACAAGGTAATTGCTTTACTCAGATCTAAAGGACATACTGTATATGATTGTACTGTGGATAATGGAATAAGTCAGAACGATGTTCTAAGGAAAATTGTTGCAAAATGTAATGCACATAAGGCAAATCTTGATGTATCTATTCATTTCAATGCCGGTGCTAAAGATCAAAGAGGCAACGGTAGAACTACCGGTTCTGAGGTATGGATTTATAAAAATACGTCTTCTGCTAAACCGGTAGCACAGCGAATTGTGAATAATTTAGCATCTATCGGTTTTGCTAATCGTGGAGTAAAAGCAAGTACTGGATTATATTTCTTAAGAAAAGCCGTTGCTCCTGCACTATTAATTGAAGTATGCTTCGTAGATGATCGTGATGATTACAATGTGTATATGGCAAATGTAGATAAAGTAGCAAAAGCTATTGCTGAAGGAATTCTTGGAACAACCATTAACTCTACTTCTAGTACTACAACAACTACTCCTGCCACAAAACCTTCCACATCAACAACGACTTCTTCTAAATATGTCTACAATGGTCTGGACTACTCTTTAGTTTTTAATCCCACTTATTATGCTAATACATACGCAGATTTGAAGAAAGCTTTTGGAACTAACGCAACGGCACTTTGGAATCATTTTAAGCAGAATGGTATGAAAGAAGGTCGTAAAGCAAGTGCCAATTTCGATGTAAAAGTATATAAGAATACTTATGCAGATTTGAGAGCTGCATTTGGAGAAAATCTTCCACTCTACTACAAGCATTACATTGAGCATGGCAAAAAGGAAGGAAGAAAGGCGGTCTAAATGAAGAAGCCATTTTCAAAGAAACTGTTAATTATTGATTATGTTGTCGCTGTTGTATTGATTATGGGATATATGGTATGTGTTGCATTAAATGGTCTTTATGAGATGCAATACATATCTAATATCTTAGTAAACGGTTATGATTCAGGCTATCTTACTACTGTCCAGCTTTTTAATTTAGATGGTTTTGGTGTTTTACTTGGAATCTGGATTGCACAGTTAGGAATTTCTAGTGGTGCGTATTATATGCTGATTAAATCTGAACACAAAATTCAGCTACCTATGCAGATGATTAATGAGTTGCCAGATGATGTAAAAGAACAGGTGGATATGAACGAGTTAATCACTACCGTATTAACAACAACTGATAACTAGAAAGGGAAACCCTATGAGCGATAATATATTTAAATTTATTTTGACATTAGTTCCTGTGTTTGGAGCTATTATCACCTATTTCGTAATTCCTTATATCAAGTCTAAAGTATCTCAAACTCAGATGGAAGAAATTATTAAATGGGTAACTAAAGCTGTTGAAGCTGCTGAAGTATTATTTGATGCGCCAAAGTCTGGCGAGGAGAAAAGGGAATACGTTATCAAGTTCATTGATAAGATGTTCAATTCAAAGAAAGAGGTTATCACAGAAGAACAGATTCGTATTCTTTTGGAAGCTGCGTGGAAGCAGATGCAGGATAACACTCAGACCAAGTAAGAAAGGTTGGGTGTTTATGCATGGGAACAATAGAAGGATTTTTCAATATTGATTGGAAAATGTTTGCCATTACACTTTTTGCTGTACTTTTAGGCTTTCAAGCGATCGTTAAAGTTGTATCTTGGTTTCTTTTTGATTTTCTGGGAATTGAAACGAAATCAATGAGACAAAAACGTGAAGAACATAATCTTGTCATGTCTACTGCTAATGGTTTAAAAGAGTTGACAGAAACGCATAAGAAAGATATTCAAAAAATCAATGAGGATGATCTTAAACACTATCAAGAGTCATGTGAGATACGAAATAATTTAGTAAAAAGTATTGAAAACATTTCGAATAAAATTGACCAGATGAAAAATGATACAGATAAACGTTTCAAAGAAAATGAAGCTAAAGAAAACAAGCGTGTTCAGGCTGAACTAAAAGATAGGATCTCTCAATCCTATCGTTATTATCATATCAAAAATCAAATAAATAAAATGGAGCTTGAATCACTTGAAGGATTGATTGCTTCATATGAAAGTTATGGCGGATTAAATTCATTTGTTCACTCTGTTGTGCAAAAAGAAATGTACACATGGGAAGTAATAGATGACTAAATAATACCGCAAAATCAATAAAGGAAAGAGTGATTTCGTAAGGAATCACTCTTCTATTTTGGAGGAATAATGGGAAATATTTTATATCTTACTTCTCCTCTTCCACCATCGGTTAACCATTATTTAGCATACAGAGCTATTATTAAAAATAAAAAACCTATGGCAATGAGCTATAAAACTCAAGAGGCTATAAAATACCAAAAAAGTTTTATGCAATATGTGAAAGATGAAGTAAAAAAACAGGATTATGATCTTATACCAAATAAAACTAGACACTTTTATATAGATGCAGTTTTTTATTTTGACAGGACAGATCGAGATCCAAATAATTATTTTAAGTGTATGTTAGATGCTATTACAGATACCGGTTTAATATGGGTGGATGATAATGTAACATGTGAACGTGTTCAAAGAATTTATTATGATTCTATAAGTCCACGTATAGAATTAAAAATCTATCCCGTAGAATATATTGGTATTTTCGATAATGCATCTCAGTTAGAAAACTTTGAAACTAACTGCATCGGTTGTACAAGATACAAACGAAATTGTAGCATTTTAAACAAGGCTAAAGAAGGACGTATACAGTCTGAAATTACAGATTTTGTATGTTCTACAAGGAAATAAAATGTACTCAGAAGAAATAGATGTTTTGATTAAACAACATAACTTCTATATAGCCCCTGATACATATATGGAAATTTGTCACTATTCTCCTCAGATCAGCCGAATCAAATATACTCCATTTGATAATGGATACTTTGAGATTTGGACTAATGATGGATATTATTGGAAATTCTTCATGACGCATTAAATTTTAGTATAACATACCTATATTCATCCATGGTTTATTTTACCTGCCGTAATATTGTATAAAACAATTATATCGGTAAATCTTAAGGTGTATGGAAAATAAGTTATGGTATTATAGAAACGAAAGACATATGACATTGAAGGAATTGTCACGCAAAACCGGCATAACGGTTACTGCTTTGAATAAAATAGAAAATGGCAATACTAATGATATATTGCTTAGTAATGCTGTAATACTTTCCAGAGTGCTTAAGGTGGATTTATATGAATTGTTTTGTATAAAATAATATTATGGGCTGAAAGGGAGGTATTATTATGGAGAATTTATTTTTCAAGGTTGTATGTGTTGACGAATCAGATCCTTTTGAGTATAAGGTTCTTGAAGAGGCAAACAGGGGTAGTCTTAAAGAAGTTCATGATTTTGTAAACGAACGATTGGAACAACATGAGGGTGCAAAATGGCTGTTAATACCTTTCAGTTGTAAAGCAAAATAATATAATATAACAATTATTATAAGAGTCAGGTTATCCTGGCTCTTTTTATATGGAGAGAAAAGGAGAAAATAAAATGAAAGTTTTAGAATTTTGTGAAAGATATAATAATACTACTGATCAGTTAAAGTGTAGTTTTATTAATGAAAATTTGAAAATTAAGCCTTATATTTCTATCATTGAAAAAGATGGGTATGCACAGGCTATTTTAAATAAATCTATGTATGATCAGGAAGAATATACAGATGAAGAAGGTAATAAGAAATTTCGTAAAACTGATAGAATCAAAGTAAATTCCGTTGTTCAGTATGTTCAGTTTTGTCGTTTTATTATTACTAATTATACAAATTTGGAAATTGAAGACGGAAGTTTTATTAAGGATTATGACGCTTTAAAATCTTCCGGTCTATTAGATATATTAATTATTGGAGATAAGAATACCCCTCCACTGATTCCAGCAAATGAGATTGCTGAGTTTAGATCTATTTTGGATATGAAGGCGAAGGACATTTTGACAAATGAATATGAGCCTCATGCATTTATTTCTAATCAGATTGAGCGATTTGCTATGCTGTCTAACGTAACTTTGAATCCTATTATTGAAGCCGTTGGTGAAAAGATTGGAAATATGCCAAAGGAAACAGTTGATAAGATTATTGATTTTGCTAAGAAGGGTGAGTTCAAAGAGGTGTAAGGTATGGAGACATATGCTACAAAAATGTATATTGAGGGGAAAGATATATATGAACACTTGTCTTCATCTGATAAAATCAGATTTGAAAAAGCTCATATATGTGACGTTAAATATGATTTTGATAATGACTTAGTAACCATATCGGCAATTTGTATAGAAAGAAAACAGTATAATTTGGACAAGTATATTGAATTATATGATTTAGAAAAGAAATCATGTAATGCTGAATAATGAAATTCAAATTTCGAAAGGAATAAGTATGACAATACGACGGCAAATAAAAAGGTATAATCCAGGAACTCGCCAACGAGAGTTTTGTCTTGATGATACTGAATTTTACTCATTAAAAGAAATTAAAGATTATTGCATTAGTGAAATGGATAAATATCCATATAGGAATGATATGGTATTATCAGTTTTTGTTATAATGGATACTAATGAAAAAATCACAATTATGTCACAGATGGTTAAACATAAAGATGAATCAGGCTACTATACAGTGTTGTATTGTGATTTTTAAATTAGAAAAGCCGTGACTGGTTTGTCACGGACTTTTCGTTCTCCTTTCATTCCTGCACTTCTATTTCTTTCGATAGAAGAGACTTTTAAATTCTATACCGTTCTTCACGCTAATATGAAAATCGAGTTGTTTAATATTGTCACACTTGGTTAGTATGAGTATCAAACACATGATTCCACATAGCAGAGTCATGGCACAGATAATGAATTCAAATGCATTCATTATTTGCTCCTCCTTTTGTACAGGGCGCATAGTACCATTACAACCAGTAATGGGAACACTAAATATGATTTGATGGAGTCAATTGCAATGCGTATACCTACAATTGGAATCATATTCTATTAGATTGTAACATAGTTGCAGGAAATTATCAATCAGGCTCCATATGTGTCACAGCTTATGGAGCTTTTATTATGGAGAGTTTAGCACTCTCCTATTTTAGTGTAGAAATAGTTAAATTGTAGTGGAAATTTGGAGGTTGAAATAGATGGCAATAAGAGCTACTGGATTAAAAATAAATGACAAAGAACTGCAAAAATTCGCAAATAGAATAACTGAAAAATATGTTGATAGATATATTTCTGCCGGTAATAAAGCTCAGAAAGAAATCAGACAACAATCTACTATTGAATGGTTTATAAATGGACATGATACAATGCTTGACTCATTAGAATTTGAGCATAAGTTGGTTCAAAAAAATGGATTTGTCACTATCTACTTCACTTCATATGTAAACATGGTTAAATTTGATACTTTAGCTAGAATAAATGATCCATCTATTTATAGATGGAGGGCGAAATATAATGCTTCTATTGATCCTGCTGATTTTTTAATCAACTTACAATGGAATCAAGGAATTCACGGATTACCTCAAATATGGCATCATCCAAACTATAGATTTGGTCAGTCATATTCTAGTGGTGCTAATACATGGATAAACCCGTATTTTAATCAGAGTGATTCCATGGAATCTTTTACTCGTAGGAATTTTGAATCCAAGTGGGAATCCACTGTTAATAAATATTTGAAAAATAAGATGAGGAGGAATTTAAATGCCAAATAATGTTGCTGCTTCAATGACAGCGAGTATCGTAATAGATAAAAGTGATCTATTAGCACAGATATTAAAAGGACTGTCTGAAGGTCAGAAAGAATTAGAGAATAATAAATTGGAGATGTATTTTGATTTCTCCGATTCTAAAAATAAAGCAGAGTTTGAAAAAACATTGAAGAAATACAAAAAACAGCTTGCTTCCAATGATTTTGTTGTAAAGATCGAAAACGAAGGAATTGAAGAAACTGTTAAAAGCTTAGATAAGTTGCTTGATGTGGTTAAGTCTATTGCTTCTGGTAAAGGCTTCGGAACTGGTAGCGGAAATGGCAATGGCATCGGAAATTCTATTGTAGATGAAAATCAGTTAAAAACAGTGATTGATTTATTCACAAAGATGGAATCTAACCTAGCTTCTATTAAGAAGATTTTTGTTGATGTCGGTGATGGAGAAGAGTTCAGCCCTCTTTTCTCTATGATCAATAAGATTAATTCTTCTATTTCTGAATTAAGTTCTAGTGTAAAAAGTATTGGGCTTAACATGAATATTGATGTAGGCTCTGATACAGAGCTAGAAGCAAAGATTCAGAGTAAAATGTCTAATGCTCTACAAGCATATCAGAGGCTATTCGAGCATATCAAAATGTCTGGTGTTGGCGGTTCCATGGTCAACACAAATTTCTTTGAATTCGATATCAATCAATTTGATACTATGATGGCTAAAATTCAGGCTTATCGTAAATTCATTGAGAATATGCGAAATCAGGTCAAGTCCGACTTTGGTGGAAAAGATCTTTTATACACAGAAACAGATAAGAAATATTGGACTTCTGCTGCTTCAGCAATGGGACAGCTTACTAAAGCTCAAAATGAAATGAATAAGTCTGCTGATGCCAATCCATTGGATGATCTGTTTGGCAAGACTGATCTCACAGGCGTTATTGAACAGTTAAATCTTATTGTATCTAAACTTGATGAGATTTCTGTGGCAGCTACTAAATTCTCAGAAACATTTAGCCAGGGATTGAATGTAACTACTTCTGTTGAAGAGGTAGCAAAACTTACCGAAAAAGTCAAAAAACTTGAGGCAGAATTGGCGAAAGTAAAGTCTGTTTCTACGGGCTCGTCTGAATCGAATATTTCAAATGGTAAAAAGTCTAAAAATGACACACCGATTGCAAATAAGGAAGCTTTGCAAGCCGTTAAAGATCAAAGGGAAACAGAATTAGAACTTCAAAAACAGAGAGATTCTTTTAATAGAACCAATCTAAATGCTATTGATATGGAAATTCAAAAACGTCAAGAAGAATCAAAGGCATTTTCCAGTTCATTAAAAGAACAAATGAAAGAACGTGCAAGTCTAATAAATTCCGTTCAATCTTCTATTGATGGATATAATAAGAAACTTGCAAACCTCTCTGCTACTCCTGCTGATTTTAATCAAAGCGAAAAATATAAAGCAAATCTTACCGAACTTAAAGAACAAATTTCTCAGTTTGAAGCCTTCCGAGATCAAATAGCTTCAAAAGATACAATCACTGAAGAAGATATCCAAAGTATAGCGAAATATAAATCAAATATTGAAGATGCTACTCGTGCTATTACTTCTATGACAGCGGCTGAAAAAGGATCTACTTCTTTATCAAGAGACAAGCTGTATAACAAAATTGGCGATTACATGAAGAAAAACTCTGGCTTATCTAAACAGTTCAGAGTAGAACTTCAGAAACTACAAAAGCAGTTAACAATGCGTGGTGCAAATGCTAATGTATCTGATTTGACTGATGAGTTTTTGAAACTTCAGATCCGCATTCGTGAAGCTGGTGAAGAAGGTAAGAAATTCTGGGATGTTGTTAAGGAAAAAGCTTGGTATGGTGCTGCAAGCCAGATTGGAATGGCTTTTGGTGTTAATGATATTATCAGATATGGGCAAAATGCAATTAATGTAGTAAGAGAGCTTGATACTGCATATACAGAAATGCGAAAAGTATCAGATGAGACTGCGCAGAGCTTAAAAAATTATCAGAAGACCACTTTTGATACTGCCGATGCGGTAGGCACTACTGCTATGCAAATTCAGAATTCAACAGCTGATTTCATGAGACTTGGTGAAGCAATGGATGATGCAGCAGAGTCTGCTCGTACTGCAAATATTTTATTTAATGTATCTGAGTTTGACAATATCGAAGATGCTACTTCCTCCTTAATTTCTATGCAACAGGCGTATAAAGACTTAGATAAAATAACTATCGTTGATAAACTTAATGAGGTCGGTAATAATTATGCAATATCAACAGATGAATTAGCATCTGCGCTTCAGAGATCAGCAGCTACTCTTTCCCTTATGGGCAATACAATTGATGAAGCTGCAAGTTTGGTAACAACTGCCAATGCTACAATTCAGGATGCCGATTCCGTAGCAGCAGGCCTTCGCACAATTTCTCTTCGTCTGGTTGGAACTTCTGAAGCCGAGGAAGAATTATCTGCCATGAATGAAGAAGTCGATGCTTTTGTCAAGGCAACGAATTCTAAAAAGCAACAAATCATCAAAGATTATACGGCCGTAGCTTCTAATAATTATCAAGGTTTTGATATTCTTGATGATAATGGAAACTATAAAAATACCTATGAGATAAACAAAATGTCTCCATATAATGAAAATTATATGCTTTGTGCTTAAACAATTTAAAGCACATTGATAATAACTATATCGGTTAAAGGCTTATGGAAAGTTAAGACCGAGCAAAGACTTAATTTATATTAAAAAATAAGGAAATGAGAGGAATGAAACAATCAAAATTATTTCCTTGCTACTCTATTCCACTTCGAGATTTTTTAACATCTCATGGAGTCAGATACGAGTTAGTAGGGTTGCATCCAGAAACACATAAAATGTTTTGGGTTTATATAAAAGACGAAAAACTAAATACTTTAACGTTAGAGTGGTCAAAAAACTGACCGCTCTTTTTATTGCAAATTTTTAATTGGAAGTGAGGAATTTTATATGCGTAAGAATACAAAATCTTTTTATGCTTGGTGTGCTGAAAACAACAAAAATTATTGTGATTATTGGGATTATGATTTAAATAAAATATCTCCAAATGATGTTAGTTATAGCACTAAAGATAAATACTATTTTAAATGTGTTAATGGACATGAGAGTTTTTTAAAAGGAATGAATAATTTAGTTAATTCAAAAGATTTAATATGTCCAATATGTAACTCATTTTATACATGGTGTATGAACAATAACAGAAATGATCTTATAGAAGCTTGGGATGATAATAAAGATATAAAATATATACCTAAATGTTCAGGTAAAAAAGCATGGTTTAAAATTCAATGCGAAAGAATAGAAATGCGAATAGGAGACATTGTAAATCTAAACAAAGGATGTGATCCAATTAAGAAATATTATAATTCAATTGGATATTATTTAATTTCAAATTATGGAGAAGAAGCTATAGAAAAATATTGGTCTAATAAAAATGTAATTTCGCCATTTATATTAGATAAAGGATCTTCCAAAAAAATATGGATAAAATGCCAAGAAAAAGAGTATCACAATGACTATCAATTGCCATCGTATTCTTTTATTTATGGATGCAGATGTCCTATGTGTGCCTCAAAAATAATTCATCCGAAAGATTCATTTGCACAATATAACATAGATAGATTTGGAGATGATTGGCTTGAAAAGTGTTGGTGTGATGATAATAAAGTAGATCCATTTTCTATTTCGATTTACAAGAATAAATTAAAAATTCATTTAAAATGTAAAAATGTTAATTATCACGATTTCTATACAACACCTGCAACTTTTGATACACATGAGGCATTTTGCCCTTATTGTGGGGTCGGTGGAATTCATCAAAGAACCCATAAGAATGATAGTTTTGGTGCTCGTCATCCAGAAGTATTAAAATTATGGTCTGATAAAAATGACAAAACTCCATTTGAATATTCTGAGTATTCTCATAAAAAAGTATGGTTTAAATGTGATAATAATATGCATGCTGACTATGAACGTTATGTATCTGATTATAGCGTTGGACATCGGTTATGTCCAAAATGTATGGCTTCTAATAGAGAATCAAGCTTTGAGAAATCTGTTAGAGAATATATTGAAAATGATTTAAAATATACTGTATTAACCGAGCGAGATTGCAATTGTTTACCAATAAATCCATATACAAATATGCCACTACCATTTGATAATGAAATTGTAGAAAAGAAAGCCATTGTAGAAGTACATGGCATACAACATTATGAAGAAACCGGATGGCATATTACACAAGCAAAAATATCTGGAAGAACACCAATAGAAGAATTTGAGTATCAAAAATGGAAGGATAAATTTAAAAAAGATTATGCTATTCAACAAGGTTATATATACATAGAAATTCCTTATTGGACGATTATAGATAATAGTTTTAAAGAAATAATTACAAATAATATAAATTAAGAATGCGTAGAGACTGCGGGATATGTATGGCAACATATATATTGAAGTTGTTACATTCTTCTATTATAGAAAATGTTAATATTCAGTCCGAACTCACACGATAATCCAAATTTAAAGAAATGTGAGAATACGCCAGAAATGACGTATCGCCATAAAATAATATTTTATGGTCAGTAACCAGATGTGGTGAAAGTAACAGATTTGATTATTAGGTATTGCAAAAGTTTATAAAGAAATCCAGGAGCAAGATAAGAAGCTTGGTACAAACCATGCAACGGCTTTAATTGAAGAATTAGCCGGTAAGAACAGATCAAATATTGCATCTGCTATTCTCCAGGATCCTGATCAGCTTGAAGCTGTTCGTAAATCATCTGAAGAAGCCTTCGGATCTGCTGAAAAGGAGCTTGATAAATATCTCGATAGTATTGATGGTCGTTTACAACAACTCACTAATAAAGCACAGGAACTTGCTTCTGTGGCTATTGACGATGATTTAATTAAGAACGGAATTACTTTAGCAACAAAATTTTTAGATTTAGTCACTAATATAGTTGATAAAATGGGATTGATTCCTACATTAGCAACTGGTATTGGTGCAGCACTCTCCTTCAAAAATGTTGGTATACTCGAATTATATTAGTTGAGTATCAAAACTGTCTGTTAAAATGTTTTGAATGTGCCAACAGTGTATATAATTTACTTCGGATACGAAGGTTTAGAATACGCTAAGTCGTGAGATACACGATGATAAACACCATATAACGTCTGAATAGATTTGCATGTCATAAACATGTAACTGGGAAGCACGTAAAACTCATACTACTCCGCTATTTTGGTAACAGAATAGACATAGTAACAATGTATGAACTCGTGTGGTCAGGTCGGAAGCTTCCTTATGGGAAGAACCGCCACAGTAATGCTATGGGTGGGATTCGATAGATGAAATGCTGTCGATGACAATAGCCATTCGGTACTATTACGGAACGTAGCCGTAAAATTATGAGTTAGGAACTTATCTCCTACTTCTACGTTTGTTTGGCCTTTGTACATTAAGGTTTGATAAGAAATGTATAAAATAAAAAGGAACTGCTCTACTCAGTCCCTAGTCTTTTCGCCCGTGTAAATCAACTTCGACAGAAGTATCTTTATGTTGGGCTTTTGCGTGGATTTCTTTATACATTGTAACTTTATTTACTATGTATTGGATTAATTTGCAAATAGCAAGCACGGCTTTAAATAAAAGCAATGCGATAAATCCAAATAGAGTACATATTATAAAGGAAGCGACTACATTATATAAAGAGTCACACTCAACAGCATATTTAATTACATCCATTATAGTCACCTCCAATAGAACTTATTGTTTTGAATGTCGTACTAATGGCTTGGTGACTGTTTGAGGATCACCGTTAAATGGAAATGACTACAACTTAAGTAAAGCTGTAAAAATATTATACTATATATTTGGAATATTCTGGTAGAGATAACATATATTCCAATTAAATCTCAATTTCATGGTGATTTTTATTCAATATGGTATAGTTGTTTCGATATAAGTATCTATATATTGTATGTAAGTTTTTAAAATAGTTATTGAAATTTGATTTACAATGGTTTATACTTATACATGGAAGGTTATTGCCGTATTTCAATGCGGTGATTCATTTCTTATTTAATAATAAAACAGAAAAGTAATCGTTAGGGAGAATACGATTACTTTTTTGTTGCAATAATATTTTATGTCGAATAAAAAAGATGAAAAATTTGCAAAAACGGAAGAGTTGTCCCTTTACAAATTTTCCAAAATATGTTACTTTCAAATTATCAAAATTTTTCAATTTTTGAAGGAGGTAACATAATGGATTACACATGTAAAACGAGATCTCTTCAGTCACTTGTAAAAGACATGAATAAAGGAGCTATTACACTCTCTCACAAGTTACAGCGACCAGAGGGACAGTGGAATAAAAAACAGAAGACAGACTTGATCGATTCATTGCTCCGTAGATATCCTATTAACCCCACATACGGGATTGTACAAAATGATAACACATTAGCAATTATTGATGGTGTACAACGTCTTTCTACTATTAGAGATTTTATTGGAAATAAGTTCTCGCTTTCTAAGGATATGGAGCCTATTATTGTTAATGGAGAAGAAAAGAACTTAGCTGGACTAAAATTCACAAAATTAGATGAGGATGTTCAGAGCGAAATTCTTAATGCAGAATTAGAGGTATATAGAATGTCTGATTGTACTGAAAAAGATGTTCGTGAAATCTTCCGCAGACAAAATGCCGGCAAACCTTTATCTGCAAAACATATGCGTGTAGTAAATGAATCTGATGTATTAAATAGTGAAATCGGAAATCTCGTCGATCACGCATTTATGGATAAAGTTCTTACTCCTACTATGCGTAAGAATGGATCCGATAGAGATATTATAATTCAGACATTGATGCTGATTTCAACGAATCAGGAGAATGATTATACATCATTCAGATCCAAGGATATAAATGCATTTGTTGCTGATCATGGCGATGAGAGCATTGAAAAGATTACTACTCTTACAGAAGCTCTTGATAGATTAAATGAGTCATTTGAAGAAGAAAAATTAAAAGTTCCTTCTACTTCTCTACCTATGATTCTCTATAGTGCATATAGAATCACTAAGGATAAAAAATCATTCAGTCGTCTCGTAGAAGAAATTAGAACATTCCTTGATGGTTATGATGCTAATGATTATTACAAGCAGTTTCTTCAGTCTGGAACTTCTAACCAGGAAAACGTTCGTGGAAGATTTGACTACTGGCGTGAAACTGTAAAGAGAATTGGTTAGTTCTATCAACTAATTTAATCTAATAAACTTCACACAAAAAATAGGAGAAAGGTTCCAAAACCTCTCTCCTATTTTAATATATAGAAATACCCTCTTCACTCTTCAATTATATATTGCTTTGAAGTTGTGAAGCAATGAAATATCATCGACAAATGGTGACAATTTAGTACATATGTTCTGAGTAGCATTTTGCCATTTATTGGTATATAATATACAGTACTATATTACTAAAGAATGGTGGTATTTATGAGGGAACGATTTTATCAGAAAACGTGGTTTAAAAATACTGTTTTAATATTAATACCTACTGCTGTTTCTGTCATTGGTGTATTCACGTCAATAACATCAGATATAGTTATAAAAATAATTTTAATATCAATAACTGTTATTTTAATGATAACATTGGTAGCATTTGTTATTTATTATGGGAATCAAGAAGACAAAGTATATAATGAATTACAGGAAAAAGATGAAACAATTGTAAATCTTACAAACATATTAGCCCATATGGAAAATGATTATAAGACAGTGACATATGAAATTTCTTCATTGTCTGAATTAGCGGAAAAATGGGCTACGGTAATTAATTCATTTGCAAATAACGTTAAGTTAAATGGTTGTATATCTGATAAGGCTTGGGATAAGGTTAAACAAATTGATGCAATATGCTTATATTGTAGAGATATGATAAAACAATATTGTAATTTAAATGACAATTCTGGAATTTCAGTTTGTTTTGTTGAATATAGTGTAGATGAAAATAATGTGGAATGGGTTCATATGATTGCACATTCAAATCCGATATCTTTAAGGCCGTCTGCATGTAAAGAAAGGGTTAAATTATCAGATTGTAAATATCATTATGCAGAACTAATACGTGATAAATTATCAGATATTGAAATTGCAATAAGCAACGATGAAATATTAAGGATATTCAAAAAGGTTTCTTTTAGTACTGATCTATCAAAGTATTCTCAATATATTGCGATTCCTTTATATTGTAAAAGCGGCAAATTATTAGGAATATTTCAGATAGTAACAAAACATAATTATATTATAGAAAGTGATAAAGTTAAACTGGAACAATTTATAACTAAAAATATTATTCCTTTATGTAATCTAGTTGTTTTGGCAGACAAGATTAATAAAGGACTTTATATAACCCCTTCTATAATTAATAAGGAGGTTTAAATTTAATATGGCAAAATATAAAAAAAGAGAAATTCACATAATTGATATGTCTGGAAGATTAAATGTAAGAATTATACATACAGAGACTACAGCCGAAGATATTGAACAAGCAATGAAAGAATATGAAGAATCCAGATTAAGAATCGAGAAACAAATGCAGGATTATGAACAACATATAAAGCGAATGTTTATCGATGCTACATCAGAAGCACATATACATGTTACATGTAATGACGCTGATTACTTTATAAAAAAATATGGTGAAAAATTTTCAGGTAGAAATCCTAAGAATATTGAAAACAGAATAAAAATGTACGAAAAGTATATTGATGGTGAAGGGCAAGAAGGATAACTTTCTTGCCCTTTGAATGTTTTCGTTATGAATTTGTATTTATTTTAGGATACATCATATTATTATTTTCATCTGTTATTTTAATTAACCCTAACGGTTCTGTTCCAATTTGCGTACATATAAATATTGGGATACTTCTTTCTTCTATATCTGTTGTTTCTGCTGTTACATTACTATATTCTATATGATCTCCATAATCTATTTCATCTGCGTAGTATTTATAGTTTTTTGCAACTTGATATGTATATGGATTCATTTCATGAAACATATTACTTAGTATTTTTGCCTGTTGTTCATAATCCATTCTAAAAAACCATTCTTTAGAAAGATATATCTCTTTTTCTTCGACATCATATCCACAAAATGACATATATGTTATAAGATCTATGAAATAATAATCTTTGTGTATTTCTTCCATTTTTACAATTAACGGATGATAATCTAACATTGTTACTGGGTCTATTTTATTTCCTTCGCCATTAATTATCATATATTCTTTTTGTGATGTATAATATTGTAGCTGCATATTTAGGATAGAAATTTCATCACATATTTCGGAAATTTTTTCATCCAATATTTTCTGAGATTTTTCCGCATCATTTCCCCACCAATGTTGATAAATTGTTAGTCCAGAAATACCAGATATTGTAACTATTAAAGCAAGCATTTCTAAGAAATGAACTATTTTTGACGAGATCTTTTGATTTTTCACCTTTTATCATATGCTCCTGTTTTGTTATGCGATGAATAAGGAGTCGTGGTGTGCTCACGATCATATCCTATCATTTTTATTGTAGTACCTCTTGGAAGATATTGGTAGTCGGAACGTATGTTTATAAACAGTAAAAGATAATTGCATTATTTTAAAATATTTATTAATAAGTCACACTACACTGCATCATACTTAAAGTACGAAATAACATAAATATGGATTAAAAAGGAGAATAATGGCAAATGGCAAACAAAAATGAATTATGGATAAAAATGAAACATGATGTAATGACTGCAAATGGAATAAGTGATCCCGTTAAAGTTGATAATTTCGTTACAGAAGTTTATACTTTAATGAAAGAACGAGATTTTTCAATCATTGAATCTAGTGAGATTATAAAGTCCTTATCTGATCTAATTGAAAATGACGAAAAACTAATATTAAGAGAACCATTAAAAACAGTTGAGAAATATAATAGAGAGGGCTAATACCCTCTCTATTTTAATAATTGTTTAATTCACATTCAAAGTGATGTAATGTTTCATTAGATTTTTTAATTTTGGTATATACAAATCAAAGTATGTATGTTAATATAGATGTGAACATATGTTCCGTATTGTATAATATGTCAATATATGATATATTATGCATATCCAATAAGTGTAGCCATTTTAAATGGTGAATATTAATAGTCTGTCAAATGGCAGGGAGGAGGCAGAAATGTCTCCTCATTTAATTTTTGAGGTATTGTATATGCATAAAGTTATGGTATTTATTGATTATCAGAATTTTAATATTAATCTTAAAGAGTATTTTAAAAATAAAGATAAAGAACTTCGTTCTATCAATTACAAAAAACTAGGGAATGCGATTAATGAATTAATACCATTAGATTCTGAAGTTATAAAGACATTTGTATTTGCATATAAACCAAATGATAAATTAATGTCATTGGAATCAAATAAGAAATATTATGAATGGCTTACGGAAAAATTAAAAAAGACAAAGTATCTCGAAGTTATTGAAGGAAGACAGGAAATTAGATATTATAAAAATACTAAATTTGATATAAATAATCCTGATACATATACTACTGTAGAGAAAGAGACAGATATAAATCTGGCAACTCATATGGTAGCTAAAGGATTCCAAAATGCCTATGACATTGCTATTTTAGTTTCTGGTGACACTGATTATACTAGCGTCATACAAACATTACATAATATTGGAAAAATAATTGTGATTGCACATTTTAAACATCAAAACATTTCAAAATATGATGGAATATATGATGCAGAAGTTATATTATATGATCCTATATTAGAAAAAAGTTTAAATCAAAAAAGTAAAAATAATACAGAAGAAAATGTTAATGATAACGAAGAGCAGGACTGATCTCCTGCTCTTTTACTTTGTCCAGAAATAAAAGACTCATCTTTCAACAAGTCTTTTACTACTCTTCTATTTTTTATCAGAAATCAGATCCGCACTTATTACAATGCCATTGCTTTTCTATCTTTTTGCTTGCTAATCTAAACATACAAGCCATACGACTTACTGTGTCAATCTTAGAGGTGTCGAGTGAATGGCAATATGGACATTATTTTTTATCTTGTAACAATTCATACAAAATACTTTTATCTAATAAGGTTTGAATTTTGTAACACACTTCCCAAAATGAATCACTTGTTATATGTAATGTTAGACAATTATATAAATCGTATAATATCTTATCATTTTCAAAATCAAAGTGTTTCATCTCATATTTTTTACATATGGAATTATAATAATCAACGTATCCAAAATAATACATGTAACCATATAAAATTCCGTTCCATGAACTGAGGTCTTTTCCTTTATTAAAAGATTCAATATTTTCTTGGATTAGCAATTCACTTTCTAATATATTTTGCATAATACAATCAATACTCTTCTTATTTTGAGAAAATAAATATTGTGCTTGAATATATGTTGCATGATATTCTGTATAAAGTGACAATGCCTTTGATTTAAATTTTGGATTTCTGTCATTTAAAAGCGAATAATAATCGTTCATATGTGTAAATTCATGTGTTAATACATTTTTATAATCAAAATTTTTATCGCACATATATCCCATGTTTATATTAAGTGCCATAGGATTTTTTGTATGTTCGACCTGCATTGAGTAATTGATGTTTTTAATTTCTTGAATAAAATTTATTTTATAATTAGGTAGTTTCATATCAGGAAACATATTTAAAAATTCTTTTTCAAAATTTCGTATGTTATGTTCCCATATTAATTTGTCCTTGTGAAAAATATCATTCATGTAATTATCCTCGGAGGTGATATAATGCAATTTATTGATTCAATTTTAAATTATTACAATGAACAATTAACCAATTTTGAAAAACTCGAAGCTGCTTTTTCTGACGATCAAAAAGAAAAATTGGCAGAGCTTGAAGTACAATTAAATGAAGTGTACGATTCTGGTGTGGTTTCGTAACGTTAGTTCTATTGATGTGCTTACCACTTGCACCCACAATTTTTACAGTGCATAGTTTTACCTATATTGCTACTTGCAAGACCAAATAAACCAGTAGTTACAAAACGTTTTATACTAGATATTCTTTCTATGTTGGTGCTGCCACAGGTGGGACATTTGGGCATGTTTTCGCCATTGTTCTTAAAAGCTGTCTCAGGATTGGTTCCTTGTCAATGATCATATCAGTTTTAACTCCCAAAAAAGAAAGGATTTATATGAATAATATTACACAATCTCTCGATGCAGATTGGGAACAAAAAATACTAAGCACTAATTTAAATGATGATTTTAAGAAAACTTATATATCTGCCATCAGAAAAGAAAATAGTATTCAGAAAAAATTATATTTATATACTATGTTCTTTCAATGGAATGAAATAGCCAATACTTATCAAACACTTGCAATCTGCTGATTTGCTATATATATCTTAAAATCATTATAGATATTACATACCTCTACGTCATTATTGTTATAAATACTCTCAATTGTTTTATTTAAAAATGGGTGATATTCCGCAGGATAAGTTTTGATTTTGCTAATCAAAAAGTCTTTATCGTGGTATGTTAGTTTTACTATTCCGCATAAATACATAAAATTATTAAATCCATTGTTAAAATTATATGGTGATAAATCTACTTTTAACTTTTCAAAATAATTTTTACAACAAGTGTCATAATATATTATAACTGATTCAATGGTTGGATGATAATTCATAAAATATATCTTTTTTGATGTATCATACAGTATTTTATCGTATGATTTCATACCAAGTAAAAATCTCATTTCATACATTGTTGCTCTTATTTCAGATATTGTTTTTGTATAATTTGAATTGTATTTTGGATCAATATCATAGTTCAGTTTATCATATATATGAGTGAATTCATGCCATAAAACCGCTATTTGATATTTTGAATTGTAAGTAAATAATTCTGGATTTAAATGCAGTACAACATCGTCACTTGTAATATTACATGAATTAACTTGTCCCATAGTCCCGTTTGTCAGATCATAAATCACGTTAGTTATCATCGGAATATTATTTTTTGAATATTTGATGTATTCTGATCTATGTGTATTTATTTCATCTAATGTGAACATTTTTAATACTACTCCTGAGGTTATTAATTATTAGTTTGATTTGGTGTATTTTATTTATAAATAACGGAAATAGAATTATCCTTTTTATTTATATATAATGCTATCTCTCTATTATTTTTATTAAAAAAATAGCCATCAAATATTTCTGTATTTTGTTTATTATAAGGTGCACCAAAATTAATACAAATATACAGATACATTTTTTTATAATTTATATAAGAGTTATTTGTTGTAAAAGAGATTTGATTTATTGAATTATTACTTATTTTTATATTATAATCCCCTAATATTCCATAAAGCCATGCACTATCCACAATATAACTATCATAATTTTCAAAATGTATAACTGAATAATTATATTTTGATTCGGTTAACTGCTCTATAAAAACATCTTCATTATCTCCTATATTGCATATATCAGTTGTTTTATTATAAAGCAAAAAACATAAAATAATTAATATTAATATAGTACAAATTAAGATTATTATTTTTTTCTTCATTAATAAATACCCTCTTTATTTATTTTTAATTATATATTATCAAAATTTTACAAGCATATCAATAAGGATATATTCGATTTTCAAACGATTGAATAATATTTATTAATAGTACGATATTCAAAACACAAACATTAAAAGATTTCTTTGGAGGGACAAGCACTTCTATCGAAACGTCAGTAGTTAATCCATTCAAAGATGCTTCTACCGTAATTGATATATATAATGAATCTTTAAAGAATAATACTTTAACCCAGGGTACTTGGAAAGACATAATGGATTTATGCGATGATTCTTTGGCTAATTATTTAACACAGATAAAAGGCTCTGAAGCTAATCTTGCATCATATAACGTATCATTAAACGGAAATATTATTGGATTTTCGAAAGTTTCTAATGCGATTCAAACATATAATAATATGTTGGGTTCTAGTTCGAAGGAACAGAAGGAATTTATAAATGGTATATCAGTTACTAACGGAAAACTAGGAAACTATTTATCTAGCTTAAATGGAGCAAAAGGATCATTAGTTGGTTATGGAGTTTCATTAGTTGGAGCCACTGTGAAGACATTTGCTTTAGAGGCAGCTACCATGGCATTGAATGCTGCATTAACATGGGGTGTTTCTTTTATCGTAACTGGTGTAATAACTGCTATATCAAATTGGATTAGAAAAGAAGAGATATTAGCAGAAAAGGCTCAAGCTGCGCAAGACAAAATAAAAGATTTAAATGATACATTTAAAACACATCAACAACTCATATCTGATTCTGCAAAAAGATATGCAGAATTAGCACAAGGTGTTGATCAGATTTCAGGCAAAAACATATCGCTTAATAATGACGATTATGAAGAGTTTTTAAATCTAAGTAATCAATTAGCGGATGCTTTTCCTACTTTAAGTAGAAATTATACTGAAAATGGAGATGCTATTGTACAATTAAGTGGTGATGTAGATACTATTGTTGGTTCTTTACAATCTCTAATTGAAGCAGAAAGACAGCTAAAAAATCAGCAAATTGCAGATGAACTTCCAACTATATTTAAAAACGCAGCAAGTAAATCAAATGCATATAATGATGAAATCGATAGGCTGATAGCCAAACGTGATACTTTATTACAAGGTTTGGATAGTGTTACAAGCGATAATTTCGGTAATCTATTTGAAAATGGATTAGATTCAAAATATTTAGAGATAATTTCAAAGGATATTGATGAGTATATTAAAATAGAAAGCGATTATCAAAAAATATTAGATGATGCCAAAATCGCATATGATTCTATTACACAAGATCCTATTCACACCGGAGAATTTGATAGTTCTGGAAATGAAATTCTTGAATATAAAACATCAATTTATATTGATCCTTCCGTAACTGATGAAGAGATTAATAATGCTAAAAAGTCTATAAAATCGACAACTGATGCATTAGCAACGGAATATGAAAATGACATAAAAGATCTTAATAGTCAAATTAATAATATTGTTGAACAGAATAAATCGAATTGGACTTCTCTTTCAAGTTCATTGGCTGCGTGGTTAAATACAGAAGATTCTTATAAGATCATGTCTGACGATATGCAGGCGACAGTTCAAAATATTGTCAATAGTTTAGATTGGTCAAAACTTGATTTTTCTTCGTGGGATGATGCAAAAGAATATATAAAAGATAATATTTTAAATCTGTACAAAACTGATGACGGAAAAGAAATATTAAAAAATATAGAAGTATTATTTGATATTCAAACACAATTCAATAATGGCGAAGTAACAGTAAAAGAATATCAGGAAAAATTATCATCATTCCTAACTACAATTCAAAATCTTGATCCAGAAACACAAAAAGCTATAAAATTACTTTTTGGAATATCAACTGACGATGATGGAAATATTGCATCTGATGTTGATACCATGGTGAATAATGTTGGAAATAAGATTCAAGATAAATTCAAGGACAAAGTAGGCAGCCTAACATTAGATGATTTAAAAATTGCAAGTACTCTTGAAGTCCCTGAAGGTACTTTGTTATCTTGGGATGAACTGATACAGAAAATCAAAGAGACTAAAAATGCACTTCCTGACGAAACACCGATTTCTTTTGTGGATTACATGTCAGGTGTTCAGCAATTAGCTGCTGGTCTTGATCAGTTAGATAAGATATATGCAGACGTTCTAAACAAAGAGGATTTTGACTGGTCTTCTATTCTCAATAATGATACATTCAAAACCTGCTTTAGTGATATGCAAAATGTTACTGAAGAGTATAAAGCATCATATGAAGAATTTATCGAAACTGTTTCTAATAGTCCTAACGATATTAATGCTTGTCAGCAAGCATTCAATAAACTTGCCACTGCTTATGTCAATAACGAACAGGCTTTAAAGGGGCTAAATGAAGAGAATAAAGAAGCTACCATTAACTTCTTAGAAGAAAAAGGTATCTCTAATGCTAGAGAGGTTATTGAAGAATATTTATCAGTAATTAATGAAATCAATGATGCCGGTATTGACCTAGAGAATATTACAGAAGAACAGGCAATTGCATTCTTAAATGAGGCAAATGCATCTGATATATCTCGTCAGTACCTGATCAATTATATGCTTCAAAAGCAGATGGCTAATACTCCATTAAACACTTCTGCTGATGTTAAAGCATTGGAAAATTTATGTAATTCTCTTGGAGTTACAGGCGAGCTTCTTGAGTATACTATTAAACTCAAAAACGCTATGAGTGCAGTTGAAGCAGGTGCTCCTACTTCTATTTTTGATAAGCAAATCTCTGAATATAAAGCCAAAATTGCCGAATTAACTTCTGGTAAAGATTTGAACATGAATTTCAAGTTTGATTTTACCGGTGGACAGACATCTAAAAATGCTGCCAAATCAGCAGCTAAAGATGCCTCTGATACCGCAAAAGATTATCTTGATAAGTATATGGATTACATGGAGAAATCCTTAGATGCAAATAAAATTACTTATCAGGAATATTGTACGCAAGTAGGTCAAACACTTGATGACATGTATAAATCTGGGAAGATTTCTGCACAGCAATATTTTGATTATACAGAGCAAAGGCTTAATAAACAGAAAGATGTAATGGATAAGATTTTATCTGCCGTTACAAATAGATTAGATAAAGAAATTGATAAGTGGCAGAAAAAGATTGATTCGCTTGAATCTGAAAATGATTTATTAAATAATAATCTTTCCAATATGGATTCCGCTCTCGATGCGATTGATAGAGTTTACGACAAAGAGATTGATCGTATCCAGGATATTATAGATGGATTGAAAGATGCAAACGACGAACGTGATCGCACTCTAGCTCTCGAAAAAGCTAAAGGTGAATTAGAGAAAGCATATAATAGCAGACTAAAGAAGCTGTATGTAGAAGGTCGTGGATACATTTATGATGTAGACTACGATGCTATTAAAGATGCTCAAAGTTCATATGATGATGCTGAATTAGATCTAAAAACATCGGAGCTTCAGAAACAGATCGACACTCTGACCGACTTCAAATCCAAGTGGGATGATGTTAAAAATGCTTATCAATACAATATTGATGAGATGAATGCTACTGCTCTGCTTGGTTCTAATTTTCAACAGACGATTCTGAACAACAATATCATTGATATTGAAAACTTTAAGAATCAGTATGTTGGCATCCAACAGCAGATTAATAGTAATGAAGCATTAATTAATTCTTATAATGAGAAAATTGAGTACTATAATGCTTTAAAAGAACAATGGCAGTCTATTACTTCTGAATATGAAAATCAGCAAGGTGAGCTTCTCGCACAGCAGTATTTTGGAGCCGATTGGGAAGCCGGTGTTCTAAATGGTCGTATATCTATGTTGAACAACTTTAAGAATGATTATATTTCTATTCAGCAAGCGATTGCTAATGCGGCATGGGCATCAGCTAATGAACAGATTCGTGCTGCAAAAGAAGCGCAGAAAGCAGCGTCTGGATCAGAAGGTGGAGCTGGCACTATCGGAGGAAACGATACATCTAAAACAGTAGGTGGATATACTCCTGCTGGTATGCCATCTAATGCAAATGGCAAAGATGGTGGAAACAGATATGCGGCCGCTACAGCTAGTCAACGAAACAACAACACCATTATGTCCAATGAACAGAAAAGGACTATTGCTGCATCAAAGAAACATGTCAAAAATATTAGAAGGTATGCAAACGGTGGTATTGTCAAGATCAATCCTGACGATTTGTTAGCTGATCTTGCTAAACAGCATGGTGAAGATGGATTCGTTATGGCTCGTAATGGTGAACGTGTTCTTACTCCTAACCAAAATGCGTCTTTTGAGAAGTTTGTTGACTTGATTACTGGTATGAATATCACACCGCAGATGCTTATGCCTGATTTCACAAGATTCGCAACTGGCAATTCAACTGATAACTCTTCTGTTATTGTTAATATTGGCGACATAAATCTTCAGGGTGTTCAAAATGCAGAACAACTTGGAGACGCTATTATTAAACGTCTTCCTGGATATATTACCCAGAAGTTTAACAATAAACAAAGATAATTTTATGGAGGGTAGTTTTATACTACTCTCCTTTTCTATGGTGATTTTATGGAAAATACTGAACGTGCATTAGATACATTAACACAATGTATTTATAAAGCAATTGATAAAAAAATAGAAAAATTATTTTGTGATTATGAGGCGATTGTTCTTTCTAGTGAAGGAGATTATTGCACTGTCCTGATTAATAATGCCAAATATAAAGTTAAGAATGGCACTGCGATTACTTTCCAAAAGAATGACAAATGCTTGGTTCATTATATTAATGGCAACCAACAGAAAAAGCTTATTATCGCAAAATTATAGAAAGGAGATTTATGGCTATACCTCAAAAACAAATTGACTCTTACGATGTGGTTGAGATTTCCGATGATACAGTTTTTATTGCCGTTGATAACGGTAAAACAATAAATACAAAGGGTGAAAATATATCAAACTATGTCATACAAAGTTTACGTTATGCTACTAGGGCTGATATAGATAAACTCTTTAAACAATAAGGAGGAAAATCATGCCTAATATTAGTGAATCTATTCTAACATTAAGTGGAATGGAGTATTATGAAGGGAAAAATAAGGATAGACTGGATTCTGGACTGGCAAAGAAAGCTGAAAAAGCGCATACGCATAATAGTGAAGATATTATATCGTTAGATGCTTCAAAATTAACTGGTATGATTGATTTGGCTAGGCTTCCGCAGGGAGCATTGGAGAGATTATATCCAGTTGATAATGATGAAGCAAGATTTGCACTTACAATCAACGAAGTTCAAAACGGAGATACTGTAAAAGTAAATGATACGAAAATGCTTTATGTTGTCGTTGATAACACAAAATTATCGTCTGAAGAAGGTTATACGGAATACACGGCTGGACTAGCATCGTCTGTACCATGGACAGGTGTAACGGATAAACCAGATACATATACGCCATCTAAACACTCTCATACTGTATCAGAAATTACAGATTTTCCTGATAGTATGCCAGCATCTGATGTGAGTGATTGGGCTAAAGCTGCAACAAAACCTGATTACACTAAAGATGAAGTCGGATTGTCAAATGTAGATAATACTGCCGATGTAAATAAGAGTGTTAAACATGCAACAAGTGCTGATAGTGCGGCAAATGCATCTAAGGTTAATAATCATACCGTAGAATCTGATGTGCCTGCAAATGCCGTATTTACAGATACAGATACATGGATACCTTTTGTTGGAGCTACTGCGGATAATCCAGGCACAGCAGGTTATATTCCTGCACCATCTGCCGGTGATCAAGAAAAGTTTTTCTGTGGAGATGGTACATATAAAGAAATTAAGGCAACTAATGCTCATGGATTTGTAAATCAGGATGAAGAACCTGCTAATCAATCCACGGGCGATGAATGGTTAAAAGATTATGAATAGGAGGTGATTCATCATGGCTATTTTGCCTACTCCAATATTATCTTTTGTTCAAGCATTCGATCCAACAAACATAGAAGTATTTCAATTTTATTATTCAGGTAATCAGATTGAGAAAAAAAGAGTTGTTATAACAGATAATACAACGTTTGAAACTGTATTAGATGACACGCAATTAGGTATGAAATTATCATATGAGCTTGCTGCCAATACATTAAAACCTGGACAATATTCTATTCAAATTCAAGTATTTGATTTTGATGGTAATTCCAGTGAGTTGTCTCAGCCAGTACTCTTCTATTGTTTCTCTACTCCACACATCACATTTGTTGATTTTAAAAAGAGAGTCAATAAATCAAGTATAGATGTCAAAATTTCTTATTCCCAAGCAGAAAATGATGTCTTAAAAGAATATATTTTGTATTTATATGATACCGAGAAAAATTTAGTTGGACAATCTAGTGTATTCTATAATCTTGATAATCCTACTTACACATTTTATGGAATTAAGAATATTACTTCGTATTATGTGAGATGTGTTGGTAAGACTGTACATGATATGGATGCGGATACTGGCTATTGGGAATTTACGGCAGATTATATCGTACAACCTAATAACATGTTTATCCAAGTAGTGAATAATCGCTGCGAAGGATATATTACGGTTGATTGTAATATCGTAGATATTGGATTTAACGTTGAAGGAAACGATCCAATATTCAAAGATGGAGAGGTTATTCTTGATAATTCCAAGGTAACGTATATATCAGGATATGACTTTTCTGATACATTTAGTATGTTTATTAAAGCAAGAAATGTTCCTCTGAATAAATCATTTTTTGGATATACGACATTCGACGGTGAAGTATCTTTGTCAATACAAAAAATAGCTACTGCATATTATTGTGTGTTAGAAGCAACATCTGTGTTGAGTAATTATGTTAGATATGTAGAATTACCAGATGCTATTCTGCTAGATAAGGAAAATAATCAAGTTACCGATACAGATTCAAATGTGGCTATGGTATCATTAAATAACGATGGTGTTTTCCCAGTAATATTTGAAGTAAAACGTAAAAATAATTTATATAACCTGAAAGTCTATTATGAAGAGGACGGTTATGTTAAAGCATAAGGAGGTGGATTGACATGCTTTTTCTTGGAACTACTTTTTTGGGAGCTAGGTATGTTATGGATCCATCTCCCACTAAGGCAAAAGATGTAAAAAATATTTATATAAATAATGGTACATTTGATCAGTTATTTGTTTCGAAAAATCCTGATTTAAAAGCAGAGAATAGATTTGATGATTGGGATTATGATACTATTCTTAATGCAGATTTTGATGATGGTACACTTGAAGCCGGAAACTCTGGATTCTCATTAAGAAATACAGATTATGTAGTTATCAAATGTAGGCAAGTTGGTGATCTTGAATGGAGAACTATATACACTAAGAAGATCAACGTAGAAGAAGATTTTAAAATTAATATAAAGGATTATTTCGAACCATCTAATACACAACTTGAATATATGGTTGTATCTGTATGTAATGGCATTGAAAATACTTATGTTACAAGAGAGCTTAAATCTGAATTTGACGGATTATTTATCTGCGATAAAAATGAAATCTTTGGCACGTTATATAACCTTGATACAATGGACACTACAAGAAATACACAATCGTCAACTATTGATCTCTTGAATAGCCAATATCCTACTATAATCAGTAATGGACAATCTAATTATGATTCTGGGACTGCTTCAGGTACATTTATCAAATTCGACCAAGATAATCACACAATTGACATACCGAGTGGATTAAAATATCATTCTGAACTTAAAAATTGGCTTGCCAACAAAAAGCCAAAGATACTCAAATTCCACGATGGTCGCATGTGGTTAATAAGCGTTACAGGAGGAATCACGGATTCAGGAGATTCAATTAATTCTTTAAGAAAAATTAGCTTTGATTGGGTAGAAATTGGAAAACCTGATTCAGAAACGTTATATAATTGTGATTTGTCTGATGTTGGAAGGGAATGGTGGTATTAGTGAATTATGTTATTACCGAGCTTGATAAGCAAACCATTCTGCAACCTACATTGACATATGCATATAGGATTACCATAACCGATGACAAAGGTAATGTATTGCAAGTCATGAATGATATTACTCCATCTAGCTACGATATATCTCCAGATAGTCAAATTAGACGTAACGTACAGATCACTATTCAAAATATTAAAAATGTCGAGGAATGGCTGAATTTATACATGCGTCTAAATTTCACATTTGATATTGGCGTGTTTAACTATTTTAAAGGTGATTATATTTGGTATCCTTGCGGTACATATGTGCTTACAGATAGCAATACAACATATGATGCAACAAATAATTCATTGTCTTCGACATTAATGGATTGGTTTGCTAAAATGGACGGAACACGCAATGGACAAGTTGGCGGTGCTCCTACTATTCTAATTCAGCAAAAGGATTCTGATGGAAATATAACTACATTGCAAAAAGCATTGCGAAATTTTATTGTCGCAGAGGAAATTACAGACAAAATATTAATTGAAGATATTGGCGAATTTTATGGTCAGCAATCTACCAATCCTGATAAATACGAAGAGTATCGTAAGGAAAATCATGATTGGAATAAAATGCCGTATGATCTTGAATTTTCCGCAGGAGATACACAAGCTACTATGGTGGCAGGAGTTACTGATTTATATCCAAATATTCAAGCATATTTTGATGTTTATAATAATTTCTGCTGTAACATGGTTCCGTCTTGTGTAAATGATCCAGTTGTTTTGGACAATGATTTTTTGCAAAAAGTTTTAATATCTGACAGTTCAGAAAGTACTACATATTCGCTCTCTTCTATCAAAAATGTTACAGAAGTTTTTGGCAAATCATATGAGATAGATCGTGATGCAGATGATAAATGTGAAGAGTCTAATGGTGTATTTACTCTCACATTAGATAAGTATGATAAATATACTGAATATCAGATTATAGTATTTAAACCAAAGGTAACTAATACTGATAATACACAAATAAAAATCAACTCATTACCGGCTTTCCCAGTCTACAATGAATATTCTACCACTTCTATCGTTTCAGGCACTTTTATCCCTAATGAAGTTAATACTATTATGCTAAGAAAGAAAGACGAAACATGGATTTCGTATTATCTTGGTCAGTATCAACCTCATGCTTTATGTGTGTTAACTGCGGACGAAAATGACAAGAAGTACACTAAAAAGTATTTTGCAGACAAATATAATTGTAAAAATATTACATTTAGGGTTGAATCTGAAAGTCCATATACTATTCAAAAAATTGGAGAAGTACTTGACGTAAAGACTGGTGATGAATTTGATAACATCATATCTGAATCTGTGGCAGCACAAAATGCAGTATATTTTAATCAGCAAGCTTCATCTATGAATGAAACAATTGAAATTAGTACGAAGATGTTGCCATGGTTAGATATTAACATAAAAGTTGAATATAAAAAAATAAATAGTAATGATATTAGGCAATATATTATAAAAAATATTTCGAATGATTTGAGCAGCGGAACTTCTACTCTTACATTGCAAAGATTTTATCCATTGTACTTTGTTTGATATATTTTAATATATAGTTGTTTATATAATGGCAAGTTAGATAATATACAATGGACTAAACATACTACCATTAGTGGATCAGGTAAGATTACTTACCCAGAAAATTGTTCTGAAGTAATGTTCATATCCGCAGTAGATGGCACAAATTATGTAAGCGGCATTTTTCCATTGACCGTATTACAAAATGCCAAATGGTATGATTATGGAAATGGCGATTACCGCGTAGAAATTCATACTACAAATACATATTCAGGATATATAGCTTTTGCTAAGAACCCATCCGGTGCAGACAAAACATCAACCACAGTTACTGATGTTTACTATAAATAAATCAAATCCATTGCGTCCATGTGCCATTAAAATACACACAATGGGCTGATTTGCCATAGGCATCAATATAGTGTAAATATAGCATTTCGGCTGTTTCCGTATAATATATAGATCTCCGAATTACAATCAGTATGCCAGCAGAATCAAATCCGGATGGTATATCTGTTGCTTCGGATCCAATTGTATATATTCCAGTTTTTAATTTTGGATTTTTGATCGATCCATTCAAAGTAGATCTATTAAATAGGGTATCATCCTCGTGTAACTTGCCATTATTATATATTTATTTTTTTTAATTTATACTATAAAACTAGAAAGGAAATTTTAATTTAATGACTTTCGAACTATCAAACTATAAAGATGTTGATAGTATCATTATTCCAATTATAGATGAATTTTATAGGCTTCGTGATTCTGGCAAGAACGATGAAGCTTATAATTATATTAAACAATACGAATCCGATTTAAAACCATATTCTATTGACTGTGGATCATTCAATAAAATTGAACTTGGTATTTGGGAATTGGCAAAAGAAATTTTTTATAATCAAAAGATTATTTTTACAGATATCAATTCCACAGAGCCTGATCCAGATGCAGAACGTATGAATGTCAATAGTGAATGGTTGAAGGAATATGAATAGGAGGTGCTATATTGTCTAGTTTAAATGATTTTAAACCGCATCTCAGAAATGATATATCCTTGGATGATGAAAAAGTATACAATCAACATTCTAATTTAATAAAAACAAAACAATATAAAGAAGCTGTTTCTCTTCTATCACAAAATAATCAGATAGATAGTGTAACATCTTCTTTATTAAATTTATGGGAACAAAAAATTTTTAAATTAAATGAAATCGGATCTGAATTTTATGATCCGTATTTATATAGCCAAGAAGAACCATTTGAAACTGAAATGATCGGTAAAACTATTTGGCAACAAGAATATTAAGAAAGGAATTATTATAATGAGTATTTTAACTGGATTTAAAAAAGTTAAAAATTACATATTAACAAGTTCTGGATATCAGCTTTTATCACGTTGGACAAGTTCTCAAACTGTTGAATTTGATGATGGAAAGACCGCTCAAGCAAAACTCGGAGAAATTAACGGTATTGCGAAAACTTATGTTGACATGAAGAAAGCAATAGATAATTCAATGGCAGCCTCTGCAAAGGCAGTAATGGAAGGATTAGAAAACTCTTCGGCATTAATATCAATGACTCAAGCAGAATATGATGCGTTAAGTGATGAGGAAAGAACAGACAATAATATGAGGGCTATTCTTGATGCAAATCCTGATGTTGTCGATGCAAAAAATGTCAATTTTGACAATACAGATACTAATTTAACAGCTACAAACACGCAGTCTGCTATCACTGAATTGAATGGCAAGTTAGAATGGAAACTATTAGTTGAAAATACCAATAGTCAGTATACTATTACACAAACATATAATGAACTACTTGTATGTTGTGGCAACAGTAATAGTTCTCCAAAAATGGAAATGTATTTTGTAAAAAAATATAACGAAAGATTAAGAAGTGGTTATTATTATAATCCTTCAAATTATGGATTTGTTGAAATTGTAAAAAGCGGTAATGCAATTACACCTGCGTATTTTAGTAATGGTAATTCTGTAACTCCATATATGACGATTTATTACAGATAGTCTGTTACATATACAATTGCAATACTACTATATGGCTTTGCTGTATTCGGTACGTATGATATATTGCCATTGGTGTCAATTGCAAAAACACACCCATCAGACGAGGATGCAGATTGTCTACTCAGTGGTTTAAATGAGTCTGGTACATTACCAACTTTGATTTCTGTATTAGTTATTAAGTTCGAAGTAGAAGTAAAAGACAGCGAACATATTACAATACCGTTGAATTTTATTAAAGAATTTGTTGTCCATACTACAAATGGATTGCTTAAAACAACCTTTCCATATACATGGTTTAACTTGCCATTATCACAAGCCTATTTTTCCAAAAAACAAATTAATATTATTATTTTAACAATATAGTGACATTTTTCCAAAAATCATTTTGCAATATATGTCACTTTTCATTATTTTTATATATTTTATTTTTAGAAAGGAGAAAATTAAAATATGTCAAAAATCATGTATAAAGATAAACAAATATTAGGATGTATATCAGACTCAAAATATGCAGCCTATGATAATACAGGCACTGGACTAAGTGCTACCAATGCTCAAGATGCTATCACTGAATTGAATGGCAAGTTAATAATAAAAGATGTTGCAGTAAAAGTATTAACAGGATATTCATTTGTAGGAGATGCTTTTTGCGAAAATGGAGTAACGAGAATATCTGGTTCTATGTCAGCGGCAGCCGCTATAAAAAAGGCAGAATGGGTAAAATTTTTACAAATCGAAGATCCGCAGTTTTATCCAACGCATCCATCTCAGTTTCCGTGCGCAACGTTTACTCAAGGAAATGGTGCGGTATTCGCAGGCTATATCAATGTGTTAACAGACGGCGGTATATACGTATATACTAGATCTGAAAGTATAATTGGCTCACGTTTTTTCGTTGAATTTAGATAGTAAAACCTGTAATATAACTGACTCTAACAATTATGATACCTTGCGTAAATGAATTACCTCTTGGAAATATAAGTCTTAATGTCTTACCTTTATTGTCAAAAGATACATTAAATACATTACCACCAATAGAAGTCCAATATAATGTTTGTGCAGATAGCACAATAACAGATCCATCATTGATCTCTTTTTGTATGTCGTCACTGAGCGTAACATAGTATACACTAGAATTAGAACTATCATTGGATAAATTTGTAAATGTAAAATCTTTATATTTTATTAACTTGCCATTTACAGAAGTAGTCATAAAAAAATATTTGCGAAATAACAACAAAAAAGAGCATGGTGAAAAAGCCATGCTCTTAATCTATTTATCTGATTCCCCAGTCACCGTCATTGTTGACGAAACCAACCACATATCCTATCATGTCATCAATAAGATTTTCTGGGAGTATGCTGTTCGGAGATATAAGCGGAACATATCTCCATTTTCTTACACCGTATTCAATTATATGTGTTTTCACGACAATATATATTCCCCCATTACTGGTTACAATACATCGTTCACCGTCTTGCGGTTCACGATCCGCTGCAAGGAGAATAATTTCCCCCGGCAGATAAAACGGCATATAGTAGTCACACGGAATTTTCACACCGATATAAGCCTTGGATTTTATGTCTTCCGGCAAATTTTCTATGCACATGGGTTCCACAGCATTTGTGGTTGCGATAATTCCATTCATAAGTTGTGGATTAAGGACAGAAATATACTTGTGTGATTTTTCAAGACTGGAATAGATTTTAGCTTGGTGACGTATGAAGTAACGGATAAGGTAAAGAGAGTGTTCCGGCAGACTGCGGCATATCTTGACAGATTCCAACATCTTATCTTCCATAGTGCCGCAACCTACCAGTTCGTCTACACTGATTCCAAAGGCTCTAGCAAGCGCAACAGCGGTAGATAGCTTCGTGTCGTTAGAATTACCGTATAGTAGTGAATTAAGCGTAGAATAAGGCAAATTAGCTTCATCAGAAAGCTTGTAAACCGTCATGTCCGGTTCATTTAGAAATTCATGGAGATTCCCACGAAAACTTAACATATAATTAGTACGGTTGACTGATAGATGTGTCGATATTTCTTTGATTCGGTCTTTTTTCATCATGTTTTTTGTCCCCCTTTCACATGATACACTTGTAACATCCCTTGTTTCAAGGGACTTCAAGTTCTGGCGAGGGCGGTGTTTATTGGCGTTTTCACCGTCCTCTTTTGTTGATATTTTACAACAATAAAAAACGTGCGTCAAATATATTGATTGTTTAGAACATATGTTCTATAATGTGATGTATCGCTACTTTAGATTCTGCGGAGAATTAAAGGGGAGAGGGGTGTGGTTACGATGGAAAAAGAAATGACAAATGAAGAATACAGAAAAGAGTTGTCAAATATGTTTGGAAGCATAAATGAAAACTATATTTTGCAGTGGTTCTATGAATTTGTAAAAGAAAAAACAAGAGGTGAATAATCACCCCTTGGTATATTTATCGTAAAAAGCTTCCGCTTGAAACAAAAGCATATTGAGCATTTCTGGTGGAAGCTTTTCGGCAATTTTAGCAAGTTTCATCACATCATAATTTTTGCTTATTCTGGCTATAAAAGCTCCGTTCATGTCTATGTAATCTCTATTTAATCCAAATGATTCTACAAAAGTGTTTATATTATTTTCCGGCACAAATCCCTTGTTGATAATCTCAACAAGGCATTTCTTATAATAACCCATTCTGTCAATGAGATTAGTGCTACCAACATTGTTATAAATATAATCAGAATATCGCACTTCCAAATAATCAGTCAAATCATTTTCGAAGTCAAATGTTCCATCTTCTAATTTAATTTTATAGTCTACTCGTTTTTTTATAATATCCTTATATGGAACCAAGTCTATATTTAATTTTTCTGCTGCTTCTATAGTTTTATGAACATTTTCGTGAATAGCACAATCAAAGTCATCAAATGGATTGTATTCTGTTCCACATTCTTCACAAACAATTTTATCAGTTTTTCCCATTAAGAAGTCCATAGATACTCCAAAGTATTCACAGACTTTTTGAGAGGTCTTCGGATCTGCCATAGAATTTTTCTTTTTCCATGTGCTTAAAGTAGAAGAGTTAACACCAGTATCTTTACCAAACCTATATGGTGTAATTCCTTTTAATTCACACAATTTTTCGAAAGTTTTGTACATAATATCACCTCTTAAAAAATATTTCGGCATAACGAAATAGACTATTAACAACTTCGGTTTAGCGAGATATACTATGTACATACCTCGGCAAAACGAAATATAAAAATAGTTTCTAGAAAAATACTTCGTTAAAAAGATGTAACTCGTTCGACAAAGGAGATTATATCACTAAACCGAGGTATATACAAGTATTATTTACGGAAAGGAGTGATATTTTGGCACAAATGTTTACTTGTGAAGAGGTAGCAGAGAGATACAAGGTAAAAGTCATTACTGTTTGGGAATGGATTCGTCAAAAAAAACTTGGGGCAATCAAGTTAGGAAGAGAATACAGGATCACAGAGGATGACCTTGTGGCATTTGAAGATTCAAGAAGAGTTAAAACTGAATAGAAAGGAGAAACATGGAAGAATTACAGGTATTTAATTCAGATGAATTTGGGACAATCAGAATAAAAACTATTGATGGCGAGCCTTGGTTTGTGGCAAAAGACGTTGCTGACAAACTTGGATATGCGCAGACGAGCAATATGATGAAGCGCATAGACGAGGAAGATTCCAAATCATCCATTTTGGATGGTATGAATATGAAGTCTTCTTTAATAAACGAAAGCGGTTTATATTCTGCAATTATCGGAAGCAAACTTGATTCAGCAAAGAGGTTCAAACACTGGGTAACATCAGATGTTTTGCCGTCTATACGCAAGAATGGTGGGTATATAGCAAATCAGGAGAATTTGACACCAGAGCAGATTGTAGCGAACGCACTTATTGTAGCACAGAACATTATTGCACAAAAAGAGAAGCAAATTGAAGATATGCGACCAAAAGCAGATTTCTTTGACGCAGTGGCAGATAGCAAAACCGCAATTCCGATGGATAAAGTGGCAAAAATTCTCGGATTTAAGGACTTTGGAAGAAATAATTTATTTGCATTTCTGCGTGAAGCAGGAATGTTAAATAAATGGAATGTGCCGTATCAAAAATATGTTGATTGCGGATGGTTCCGTGTAATAGAGCAGAAATACACCAAGAATGGGGAGGAACATATATCTATAAAAACACTTGTTTATCAAAAAGGTATTGATGCAATTAGAAGAAAGATAGAAACACAGAGAAGTGTTTATATGAAAGGAGACATTTAAGTGAATAACGTAAGAAAAGCAAATTACGATAGAGGACTTAAATATGGCAACAAAGTCCTGCACGGCAGTGATTTAAGGGATTTGGTAGGGCTTACTGTTTCGGATGTAAATTCCAACGCTGACGATGCAGAAGTCGTTGTATGGTTTGAAAGCAATGAACGAAATGTTGCTGTTTACTTAAGGGATGATTGTTTAGATGGACAACACATTGCAATCATTGACCATGCAAATGAAGAGGAAGAATCAAAGCTTCTTCTCAGACCCGTTACGGAAAATGACATAAAAGAATTTTCTTCAATGGTTTTGTATTATACAGATGATGTTTTTGGAGAAAACGATGAAAAAACCGGAGCACACTATGTATACTGTAATGATTTGGAATTAGAAGAATCAGATTTTTTCAAAGTAAAAAGTCTGTATGTCTTCCAAGATGGAAGAATTTTAACAGAAAGGTAAGCAGTGATATGAGAACAACAATAAAGCTGTTTCTTCCTATTATAATAGCACTCTCCATCACATTTACATCCACGGCACAGACAACCGGCAGTTTTATCTCCGAGGAAGCACAGGAATCGTGTGTAAAGTACGGTGAGGAATATGGCATCTGCCCGGAACTGCTTATGGCAATGATCGAGAAAGAATCTTCCGGCAGACCGGATGTGGAAAGTGGCGGTTGCAAAGGTCTGATGCAGATTTCTGACAGATGGCATAAAGACCGCATGGAGCGTTTGGGAGTGACGGACATTTACTCCGTGGACGGTAATATCCATGTGGGAGCCGACTACTTGTCGGAATTGTTTGAAAAGTACTGTGATGTAGGAATTGTCCTCATGGTTTACCACGGAGAGAAGAACGCAGCTACAAAGACAGAATTAAGTGATTACGCAGACTGGATATTAACCAGGAGCGCAGAACTGGAAAGGATGAATGGAAAATGACGAACAGAGAGAAGTATGCGGAACAGATTATTAATATGGCTGTAAATGACATTAAAATAACTGTTGATAAGGAAGGAAGATTGAGCGATTGCTTTGCTATTAATTGCAAGGATTGCGCATGGAGCAGTTGCAACCAATGCAGAAAAAAATTTAGGGAATGGTTAGAACAGGAATATGTAGAACCTGTTGTTGACTGGTCGAAAGTGCCTGTGGACACGAAAGTGTACGTAAGAGATTCCGACAGTGACCCTTGGAAACCTAGATATTTTGCAAAATTTGAAGGTGGGAAAATATTTACATGGACTAATGGTGCTACTTCTTTTTCAAGGAACAGCGTTTGTGATTCCTCATGGTGGAATCAAGGAAAACTTGCGGAGGACACCGTATGAGTGCCAAAAAGCGGTTTACCGTCAAAGGGTGCATCGGAAAGATATTTTACAGTCCGAAAGAGTGGGAAGTTGACCGTGAAACAGCATTCTATTACAGAATTGTAAACCGCAATACCGGGAAGAAAAAATGGTTAGGAAAGGAGTATTTTCATGCAGAAAAAACAGATTATCCCCATCGTCCGTGCGAATGAGATTTTGATTGCAAGACTGTTAGATGCAGGAATCTTGTATATCAGCGAAGAGGACAACACGATCCACGTAACAGAAGACTGAAAGCCGGAGGAGTGAGGAAATGGAAAGGAAGATAAGAAAAATCTTGGTAGAACTGGGGCTGAAACAGTACTTGCCGGGATTCCAGTACATCATCGAGGTTGAAACGCTGATGTTTGAGAACCGGAACAGAAGACTTTCTGAAATCTACCGGATTATCGGAGAGGAACACAGCACTAATGAAAAAAGCGTGTATCAGGCGATCAAGTGGGTTGTAGATAAGATGAACCCAACCACAGAGTTGTACAAGAAAATCAACGAGACAGACAAGCCGGTATCAATCTATATGTTTGTTAATTCACTGTATTTATATCTTTGGGAGGATAGGAAAAATGAGGATTAAGCACATCTTTTTGCAGAATTTCTGCAAATTCTATGGTTCTAACGTAGTGGACACTGATTTATACGACCGGACAGAGGTTTCCGGTGTAAATGAAACCGGTAAGTCCACGATCAAAAGAGCAATTCAGTATATTTTTGGATGTCGTGACGAGAACGGCAGAGAAATCACCGGAATCAGACCGCACGATAAGGACGGCAATGACATCGACGGAGATATTACCGCAGAAGTTACCGTGGAGATTGACGGTACAGACAAGGTTCTGAAAAAAGTATGCCGTCAGAACTTCAATAAGAAAGGAGAGTTTACCGGAAATGTCACGGATTACTATGTGAATGATATTCCAAAAAAGGCAGCAGATTTTGAAGCATTTTTGGAAGAGAGTGTATGCGGAAAAGATAAGTTCTCACTTTGCATCAATGCCATGACACTTCTTCTGAAAGGTGGAACGGATCAGAGAGCAATTCTTGCTGATATGTTTGGTCAGCACAGTAATGATGACATTTGCAATCAGTTTCCGGAGTTTGAAGCATTAAGGGCTGTTCTGCAGGACGGCACGGTTGATGAACTGAAAAAGCGTTGCAATACGCAGTTGTACGGCACAAGGGGAAGAAATGGAACCAAGGGATTGCAGGATCTGTTAGATGAAATTCCTAGCCGTATTGACGAGGTGAGCCGTCAGAGAGTAGATATTGACCTTGCGGATCTGGAACTGAAAAAGAAAGCTTTACTGGATAAGCTGTCAGAGAACATTAAGCAGCAGACAGATACGCAGAACAGTATGAAGTCCTACGATAAGCTTTCTGATGGAATTATTGAGTTAAAAGGTCAGTTGAGTGCATTACAGCAGAAAGCAAATGAAAAACTGGATGCGGACAGAAGAGATAAGCGCACAACACTGAATCAGATTCAGAATGAGCATCAGAAAGAGTTGCTTAAGGCAGATACCATTCGCGAAGAGATCACGGAACTGGAAAAGCGCATCGCACAGTTTGAACAGAAGAGACAGGAATTGAAGAAGAGTTGGGATTTGAATAAAAGCCTTAAATTTGATGAAAACTCTCTGATTTGCTCCTATTGTGGACAGGAATATCCGGAAGAAAAGAAAGAGCAGCTAAGAACGGAGTTTGATACGCATAAGGCACATGAACTGGAACTGATTACCAAAGAGGGTTCTTCCTGCGCTGAACATATCAAATCGGATCAGGCAGAACTGGAGCATAAGCGTGAGGAACTGAAAAAGACAGAGGATGAAATGGAGCGGTTGGAAAAAGAGATTGCCATTGCTGATAATGCCTTAAATTCCATTCCGGCAAGCGTGGATATTTCCAACACAGAAGAATACAAAGCTGTCCAGTCACAGATTGCAGAGAAAGAAGCTTCCATGAACAAATTCACTGACATGAATCTTCTTAGAATCCAGTTAAAAGGTGATGAAGAGCAAATCCGCAATGATATTTCTGTGGTTGATAAGTCTTTGGCGAGTGTAAGCATTAACGAGAGTGTGGATAAGCGTATCACAGAACTGGAACAGGAGCGCAAGAATATTGCACAGAAGATCACGGATGTGCAGGCACAGCTTGACCTGTTAAAGAAATTCAGCCGGAAGAAGAACGAATTGTTGGAAGCTGATGTGAACAAGTATCTTTCTTTCTGCACTGTGCGGATGTTCAGACCTCTTGTGAATGGTGACACGGAGGAATGTTGTGACTTTACATACCGTGGAGAGCCTTACAGCCGGAACATGAACCACGGAGCAAGGATTCTGACGGAGATTGACATTTGCAATGCGTTTCAGAAGCGGTGCGGTGTGGAATTGCCTATCATGGTTGACGATACAGAGAGCCTTGACCCTTGGAAGATTCCTGATGTTGACAGTCAGTTGATTATGTTCCGCAGAAGTGATGATGCGAGTTTGAAAGTGGAGGAAGCGAAGAATGAGTAATGAAGCAGAGAAACGCTACATTGTCGAGCGTGAGTTTGAACACGTAGGGTATAAATGCGTTGTGATATTTGGAAATATGGCTCACAGGTGCGGATATGTTGGCATTCCAAAGAATCATACGTTATACGGAAAAAATTATGATTACCATCTTGAAATTAAAAAATCAGATATTTGGGGCAGAGAAGTAAGTGGCATTTTCCCTTTGCTTGGTGCTTGTATTGATAAAGATGAAAGAATTCGAATTGAAGCATATTTCCAGTGTCACGGAGGTATTTCATATTCAGGTGGTGGAACAAATTCAAATTATCCTATCAAAAGTGATTTATGGTGGTTTGGGTTCGATTGCGGTCACGCTGGAGATAAGGCGGATTTGGATTATGCAATACAGAAATTCCCAAGCCGTAAAGAAATTTATCAGATGCAAAAAATGATAGAAAGTAAATTTCCTGTTGGTGTCGATGTCGTTCGTTCAGAAGAATATGTTGCTGATGAATGTAAGAAGTTGGCGGAGCAATTGAAAGAGTTTGAAAGGAATGAAGAGAATGCAGATTAAGAAAGAAACAGTCATTTCTGTTCTGACAACAAGCGGAGAAACAATCAATGCCGGTGACACAGTGATATTCAATTTTGATGACAAGTGTTGCGTGGGTGTGTACCTGGGACTTTCAGACCGTGGAGCCTTGAAATTCAAAGGCAAGATTGCTGATACAGATGTGACATTCCATGTGATGCCTAGAAGTATCAAGGAGATTTACAAAGCTGATGTGACAGTGCATCAGGGAGTTGCAAGTGGATTTATGAATGAGTCGGAAAGCGAGGAAGAATAAGATGGTAAAACGTAAATTTAAGGTTGGAGACAGAGTAAAAGTAAAAAAGGATATTGTTACACTCAACAGAAGAACTGTGGGGAAATGCGGAACAGTCAAAGAACTATTGACGGATAATTACTGCTCGGTTGAGTTTGACGAATTTGTAGGCGGTCATGATTGCAATGGATTCGCCAAAGAAGGGCACGGATGGAATCACGCAGAAGATGCGCTTGATTTAGTTAAAACTAAGAATGAAACCATCGTCATCTACCGCAAGGACAACAAAGTAGTTGCGCTGGACAAGTCCACTGGCGAGAAAGCAGAAGCAAACTGCAATCCTGCTGATGAATTTGATTTCCGTACTGGTGCTAAGTTGGCTTTTAATCGGCTGATGGGCGAGGATGTGAAGCCTGATAACGGTGTACGGGAGGTGAAGAGAAAAGCTAAAGTCGGTGAGTACATCAAAATTGTGGATGCAAAACCTTTTCTTATACCATATGAAAACGGAGAGATTTTCAGAGTAATTGGTGTTAAGAACGCAACATGTGAGGTTGAAAACCCTGTTAAAAGGTTTTGCGCATGGCACAGAGAGTACGTTGTCCTTGAAAACTACAAACCGGAGAAAGAACCGGAGAAGAAAGACGAAATCTGCGTGGGAGATACCGTAAAAGTCACAGATACCGGTAAGCAGTACAACTTATACGGTACATGGAGTGGTCTTTTAGGATACGAACAGAATTTTGTAAGAGGGTCAGATGTAAGCAAAGATGATGAATACAAAGTTTTAAGAATTAAAAAACACGATTATATGTCTAAACGTACTCTTGCACTTATTCAGAATCCCAAGACAACACAGGTATTCATCATTAACATTAACGGCATCAAAAAGGTAGAAAGGTAGGTAGAAATATGGCAGACGAAAAGAAGCAGGAAAACACAGGAATTGTGGAATACGAATCAAATGGGGAAATTGTAAAAATTTCCCCAACAACGGTAAGAAAGTACCTTGTAAGCGGTGGTGGAAACGTATCGGATCAGGAAGTAATGATGTTTATGTCTCTTTGCAGATATCAGCATCTTAATCCTTTTTTGAAAGAAGCATACCTCATTAAGTTTGGAAACAATGATCCTGCTACTATTGTTACCGGAAAAGATGTTTTTACAAAAAGAGCCGATGCAAATCCGAATTATGCAGGAAAAAAAGCAGGAATTATTGTTCAAAAGAAAGATGGTTCCGTTGAAGAAAGAGAAGGATCTTTTGTCCTTAAGGACGAATCTATTGTAGGAGGTTGGGCTAAAGTGTTTATCAAAGGAAGAGAGACACCGGAGTACCAGTCAGTATCTTTCGATGAATATGTTGGAAGAAAAAAAGATGGAACAATCAACGGTCAATGGTCTAAAAAGCCTGCAACAATGATAAGAAAAGTTGCTGTTGTACAGGCATTAAGAGAAGCTTTTCCGGATAAATTCCAAGGTTTGTATGCGCAGGAAGAATTTCCTGATGTTTCCGATGTGAAACTTGATGTGGAAAAAGTTGTGGCAGAAGAGGTACAGGCAAATGCAAACACTATTGAGTTTCCTGACGCAAAATTTGAGGAAGTACCGCAGACCGCAGAGACGGACATTGCCAGCGCAGAGACACCGGATTGCTTTAAGTAGGAGGAAAAGGGATTATGATTTTTGTAAAAGTAGGTATTGTACTTTGGGTTGCGTTTTTTATTGTTCGGTTTTTTGTAAGTTCATCTATTAGCACAATAGAAAAAATCACTCTTGCATACACCGGAAAACTCAAAATGACACCGATGAGATTTATCGTGTTTATTTTATTTATCTCAGCTATTGCAGACAGTTTCACAGCGTTGATTTGGTTTTTGTTTTTCAGATAGTGAGGTATCCGCTGATGAAACTAAAATGTTTAGGCTCCGGTTCTTCCGGCAACTGCTATCTTCTAACGGCAGATAACGGTGAAACACTTTTACTGGATGCAGGACTTCCTATCATGGACATAAAGCGTGGTCTTAACTGGGATATTAAGTGTGTTGTGGGTGCAATATGCACCCATACGCACAAAGACCACTCATTATCTGTAACAGACCTTGAACACATGGGAATACCAGTATTTAAGCCATATGATAGTTTAGAACCTATGGAAATAGGGTTTACTGGTGGAAAAATAATGGCATTTGATCTTACGAAACTGGATGGTAAGTGGACACATACCAACGCTGATGGTTCAGAATGCCCTTGTTATGGATTCTTGATTACTCACCCGGAAATGGGAAAATTGCTTTATGTAACTGACACGGAATTTGTTAAGTGGCGATTCCATGAAGTAAACCACATCCTTATTTCATGTAACTATCAGAAGAAGTACATTACAGAGGATTCCAACGATGCTAAGAAATCCCATGTGTACCGTGGTCATATGGAACTGGAAACGGTAAAAGAATTTGTCGTTGCGAACAAATCAGATGACCTGCAGAACGTCATATTGTGCCATTTAAGCCGTGATAATTCTGATGCTGATGAATGTGTTGCAGAGGTAAAAAAGATTGCCCCATTGGTGAATGTGGACTATGCGGCAGCAGGCAAGGAATGGATTTTAAGGAATGGAAAGGAGTGTCCGTTTTGAGTGGTGGAAGTTTTGGCTATTTGTGCTACAAAGATGTTCCGGAACTGATGAACATTTCAAACATTGAGAACCTTGAAAGCATGGTTCAGCACTTGCAGGAGTACGGTTACGAGGACATAGCACGAGATACACAGCGGTTAATTGAGTACATTCAGTCGGCAAGCATCAGAATTGAGGTTTTGAGTGAGAATCTTAGCAGAGTTTTCCATGCGGTAGAGTGGCATGAGAGCGGAGATATTTGCAGAGAGACCATGATTGCAGAACTGGAAAAGTACAGAAAAGGTGGTGCGAATGGCTGACACATTTTATAGACCACTTACACCACAATTAAGAAGTGAAATAATGCAGAGCATTGATTCTAACATATCCGAACTGAATACCTGTAAAAACAATGCTTTAGTCAATATGCAAAAGACAGGATATGGGGCATTGAGAAATATTATAAATGCCTTGCCGGACGGATATTTGATTCCATTTGAAAGGCGGTGATGTGGTTGGCTGATTGGAAGAATATAGCAAAAGCAAAATCCATAGAGAGAAAGAATCGTGAAAGAATACTGGCGGTTAATCCACACGCAGACGATGGAAGTGGAATTTACTTTCTGACAAGAACAGACGAGGATGGTTTTCGTTTTGCGTATGTTGGTCAGGCGGTACACCTACTCCAAAGACTGGCAGGGCATCTTAATGGATACCAGCACATTGATTTATCCATGAAGAGCCACGGATTGTATTCTGCGGAGAACATACACGGTTGGAAAATCGGATTCCTACATTATCCGGTAGAAGAACTGGACAAGTGGGAGCAGTACTGGATTAAGCGTTATGCGGACGAGGGTTACCAGCTTCGCAACAAAACAGCCGGTGGTCAAGGTGATGGAAAGAAGCAGATCGCAGAGTACCGACCGGGAAAAGGTTACCGTGATGGACTGGCGCAAGGCAGAATCAACCTTGCAAGGGAACTGTCGAACATTGCCGACAAGCATTTGGTCATCAGTTTGAAGCCTGAGAAGCAGAACAATTCAGTTTCACAGAAACAGTTCGCGAAGTTTATGGAACTTTTGCATGGAGAAAAGGATGGTGATGGCAATGGTTAAGTATGAAAATGAATGTGTGTTCTGCACTGCACACGGTTTAAATTGTATTGGATATAACTGCCCTAACCGTCAAGTGAAACATTTTTACTGTGATAAATTCGGTGAGGATGTTGAAAGACTTTATGAATTTGACGGCAAGGAATTGTGCGGTGACTGTGTTCTGAAAGAACTGGAGGTTGTTGAATAGGAGGTTGATATGGAATACATATATGGTGCAATTTTTGCCTGGATATTTATTAGTTTTTGTTTCTTTATTTTAGAATCAGTTGGAATTATAGATTGTTTTATGGAAAGCAAAGCATTATGGATTTTGTTTGCTCCCATGATTTTTCTTGTGATATTTATTTATCCTATTTCAATTTATAAAGAAACCAAATTTAAAATGTCAAGGCAAAATTTTAGTGAATTGGAAAAATGCAATTTTATATACAAAAAGATTAGTAAAAATGTATACCTTTGCAGATTTTATGGAAGCAAAAAACATCATCCTATTTTATATCATTTTATTGTTCCGGTTTATATAAAGATAAAATGATAAATCACAGAACTTGGAGGTGATACATAAAATGCCAAAACGATATGACAATCCGCAGGAAATTTTGAAAATCATGCGGCAGACAGAACTTTTGAAGCAGTCTGCGAATAGAAGTCCATTCACCGGAATACTGACACTGTTCTGCTATACCTTGTGGAAAGACTACAAGTACTCACAGACGAGACTTTCCGACTTCTGCGGTAAATTCACCGAGTACAACGAAAAATACGAGAATGAGCCTTATACGGAGTTACAGAACAGGCTTAACGATTTTGCAGACTGGACGATTGAGTACAAGGAATTTACCGAAGCTGATTATCCACATTACAAGTCGGTTGTAGCGCAGAAATGCATCCGGGAACAGGTCAGATGTAACAATCTTATCAATGAGTTGTCCACAAGGTACATCCTATATGGAATGGTAATCCTTATGGAAGATGGATTCGGTAAGAAGAAGCTGACGAATTTCAAGGATAAGTTTTCTGACCACATGGACAAAGCCGGAGACAAGTGCAACGGAAAGGATTTCATGTACTTGTGGAGAGAACTGGTGGAAAACACCGGGATCTATATTGAGAAGCCTATTTTTGAGTAAGGAGTTCTAAATGGCAGAAAAACGAATGTTCAGCGCAAAAATAATTGAGAGTGATGCTTTTTTGGATATTCCTGCTACGGCTCAAATGCTTTATTTCCATGTTTGTATGAACGCTGACGATGACGGATTTGTGAACAATCCACGGAAAATCATAAGGATGTGCGGTGCTTCTGATGATGATTTGAAAACATTGATAGACAATAGATTCCTTTTATCTTTCGATAGTGGAGTTGTGTTGGTAAAGCACTGGCGCATTCACAACTACATTCCACCGGATCGTTACAAGCCATCATGCTATGTGGATGAAAAAAGCAAAATAGGTTTGAAACTAAACGGATCCTACACAACAGATCCTAAAAAGATGGTTTCCCCAGTAGAGGGAAATCCAAAGAAAAATTGCTACGACAAAGAAATCAAACTTGATAAGAGGTGATATAAATGCAGATGACAGGTTATGAATTGTTGGCGAATTACGAAAAAGCAGAGGACAAAGATAAGCAGATTCAGATTCTTGCGGATTTGAACCACATTCCGGTTGATATGGTGTGTTTCGTGATTGACAACAGCGAGAAATTCGATGTTTCAGAAACACCATTGTCCGCAGAAGAATTTGCAAAGTGGTGTGAGACGGAACTTGACCGTGTGGATGCTAATATCCATGCACAGGAAAAATATTACAGAGAAATTTGCAATGTATACAGAATCGCAAGTACATACGGAAAAAGGAGTGTAGCTGTATGAGAGAGGGAACAGGAAACTTTCAGAACGGTGACTTACTCTACATGGCTACACATCCGGTTGCTGATGCTATTAGAATCGGACGAACGAAGCCGTATGAGTGCAGCTATCCAGTGATGGTGGAGAGACCGAGGATCAAGGAAAGGAGCAAGGATGGAGAGACTGACAGAAAGAAAAAGAAATTTTAATGGCACTGCTATGAGCAAAAAGTCAATGATAGACAGAGAAGGATATCCTGCGGTAAGTGATTATGCATCAAAAGTACTTACAAAATTAGCAGATTATGAGGATGCCGAAGAGCAGGGATTGCTACTGCAGTTGCCGTGCAAGGTGGGAGATAAATTATATCGTATAACTCCATATGTAAAAGAACCGATTATTACAACACACGTTTTACAAATAAATATCAAGCAGTTTTTCAATGAAAAAATAATTGTAAGAATTGATGTCATGGATAAAATGGGTGAAAGCTGTTATTTCTTAGATAATATAGGTAAAAAAATATTTTTATCCAGAGAGGAAGCCGAAGCCAAGCTGGCAGAAATGGAGGAAAGTCATGACGGAGAGTGAAGCGCTCGAAAGCGCATTGAAAAAAGTAATAGCACAGGAAAAATCTAATTGGGGATATATAGAAAACTTTGATGTTGACGAGAATTGGGCGGTAAGAACAGCTATTGAACAAGTGCAGCAGTACCGCCAGATCGGCACACTGAAAGAATGCTTGCGAAATAAGGATTTCTTGGATTTTCTTTCGGACAAAATGAACCCAAATGATTTTGAAATATACTTGCGCTTATACAATGCGTTGAAAGAAAAGGGGTGTGAATAATGAGTGAAGAACTGAAACAATGCCCGTTCTGCGGCGGGGAAGCAAAAATTAAAGCAGCTACAAAATCTTACAGTTTTACCATTTGGTGCGCATGTAAATGCGGTGCAAGGACAGAGGGATTTTGCCCGGACACAAACAAAGAGGATGACACTATGGAGAATATCGAGGAATGTAAGAAAAGAGCCATAGAAGCATGGAACAGGAGGGCGAACGATGAAAATACTAATTGATATTCCAAAGGCATTTGAAGAGGACTATAACACAGACCGATTTGCAGAGTTCTTCCAGCGTTGTCTTGCGGATATGAATACCTGCTGTGGTAACTATGAGCAGGAGACCGCAGAGATGATGGAAAAAGCATTTGAAAAGAGCAGACTTTACGACCCGGACAAGGTTGTGGAGCAGTTGGAAGAACGCACAGCATTTCTTAAAGACTGTACGAAGTATGGAAATAAGACAGCAGAGCAGCAGTCAAAATCCTACGACACTATGATGATGTACGAGGTCAAGGATTTGGTAGATGATTTGTTGGAGATTGTAAAGGCAGGTGGAACAGATGTCTGATATCAAAATTGGAGACAGGGTTATTTGTGAAACTGGTGTGATGGGAACTGTTATTAAACAGTATTTCCCTACCAGTTGTGGACAGCAGACCATGATAAAAACATCGGACGGTAGAAAATACCATGCGCCTACCGTATGCTTTCAGAAAGTTGGTGGAACATATGAAATGTAAGGTATGTGGTACTGATGTTGACCTAAAAAAAGAAAATCGTTATGTGGCGAAAGAAATCAATATTCTAACGGGCCATGAGTCACTGTGGGATTGCTTTGACTGCCCAAAATGTGGGTGCCAAGTAATCGCCAGTAAACGATTGGAAAAGGTGGAGAGATCAGATGCAGAACATTGATTACACCGCCCTGTATGCCGATAATGCGGACTTTAAACGCTACGTTGACCGATACTGCACCAAGCATCGTGTCATCGTTGCAGAAGCCTTACAGCATTATCTGGTGCAGATGGCGGGGAAGATGTACAAGGAGCAGGAAGAAACGATTGTAAGAAAGGAATAACACTTATCCTCGTGAAACGAGGTTTCCCGGAATCAGAATCCGGGTTGTAAAAATTGATAAATGCCAGAATGGAATGTCATGGTTCGCCTGAGAAATAGTAGCTATTAACACGCTGCTTAGGTATCGCCCCAGAAAAGACTAATGGTCAGCGGTAATAACTCCCAAGGACTACAAGGCAGATTGTAAATTTACCACACGGATAAATGTAGTGTGGTGTGTGGATTTATTAGAAAAAAGTATAAAGAGATTGATAACTGCAAGTGAAATGTCACTGCATCATTACGGTAAGCCTCTTGTATGTGAATATTCAGGCGGTAAAGATTCAGATGTGCAACTCCGGTTGTTTGAGATGGCAAAAATACCTTACGAGGTACATAACAGTCATACAACAGTAGATGCTCCTGAAACTGTATATCACATTCGAGAAGTGTTCCGTAAGCAAGAATTGAAAGGTGTTCAATGCTCGATAGACTATCACAAACAAGAAAATGGTCAAATCTTGACGATGTGGAATCTGATTCCAAGAAAACTGATGCCACCGACAAGAGTGGTTCGGTATTGTTGCTCAGAACTGAAAGAGGGCGGTAATGAAAATCGAATGATTGCGACAGGAGTTAGATGGTCGGAGAGTACGAAGAGAAGTCTTAGAAGCCCTTTTGAGGTGCTTAAAGACAGCGCAGATAAAAGTGTAGGCATAACCGATGAAAAGATGCTTATAACGGACAATGACGATACGAGAAAGCTATTTGAGAGTTGCCAAATGAAAGCAAAAACAGTAGTGAATCCAATAATAGACTGGACAGATGATGATGTTTGGAATTTCATTCAGTCTGAAAAGATTCCAGTCTGCAAGTTGTACGGTTGCGGATATAAAAGACTCGGTTGTTTAGGTTGTCCGCTTGCTAGAAAGTCGCAGAGGGAGCGTGAGATGCACGATTATCCAAAGTACAGACAAGCTTATATCCATGCTTTTGACAAAATGTTGAAAGAAAGGAAAGCTAAAGGAAAGCCAGTACAGTGGACTTGCGGAGAAGAGGTTTACCACTGGTGGATGCAGGACACGAATGTTTTTGGTCAAATGCAGTTATCGGATTTTATGGAGTTAGAAAATGGTTAGATTAAAAGTAAGAAAGGAATAACGAATGCCCGGTAAACCGTGGAGACATGAACACAGAAATATTCCCGGATTGTGGAATTATGTGCTATTTAGCACAGAAATAAGAGAAAGGAGCCGTAATGGATTTTGGATATTACAACATGGATTGCATGGATGGGATGAAAGAGTTCCCGGATGATTACTTTGACCTTGCGATTGTGGATCCACCGTATGGGATTGGAGAAAATGGGGATAAAAACCATACAAGAGGTAAACTGGCAAAAGCAAAGGATTACAAGAGCTTTAGCGGAATGGATATAAATTCACCAAACGAAAAATATTTCGATGAACTGTTTAGAGTGTCAAAAAATCAGATTATTTGGGGGGCAAATCATTTTATAAGCAAAATGCCGTTTGATAGTAGTTGTTGGATTGTTTGGGATAAAGATAATGGAAATACTGATTTTGCTGATTGTGAACTTGCATGGACTTCGTTCAGTACTGCAGTAAGGAAGATTAAATATAGGTGGAGCGGAATGCTTCAGCAAAATATGAAACAAAAAGAAAACCGTATTCATCCTACACAAAAGCCAGTGGCACTATATGAATGGCTCCTAAACCGCTATGCAAAGCCCGGAGACATTATCCTAGACACACATGTAGGAAGTGCTAGTAGCTTGATAGCCTGCTACAGAACCAACCATCCATATGTTGGCTTTGAACTGGACAAACATTATTATGATTTGTCCAAAAAGAGATTAGATGCAGAAATGGTACAAATGCGATTATCTGATTTTATGCCGGGGGTGATGCCATGATTAACGGAGAACTGATCGTTGACAACTTTGCCGGCGGCGGTGGCGCGTCCACCGGAATAGAGATGGCAACCGGATACAGTGTGGATATTGCCATTAACCATGATCCGGAAGCTATCCGGATGCACAAGGCTAATCACCCAAACACAAAGCATTACTGTGAGGATGTATGGCAGGTAGATCCGGTTGCAGCATGCAAAGGGCATCCGGTAGGTCTTGCCTGGTTCTCACCGGACTGCAAACACTTCAGCAAAGCGAAAGGCGGTAAGCCAAAGGATAAGTTTATCCGAGGTCTTGCATGGGTAGCCTGCAGATGGGCGGGACTGGTACGACCCAGAGTGATCATGTTGGAAAACGTGGAAGAGTTTAAGACCTGGGGACCGCTTAATAGAGGGCATCATCCCATTAAGGCAAAGCAGGGTAAAACTTTTGAGAAGTTTGTGCAGCAGCTTACAGATTTGGGTTATGAAGTGCAGTTTAAGGAATTGGTTGCAGCCGATTACGGTGCGCCCACCATGCGAAAGAGATTTTTTATGATTGCGCGGTGTGACGGCAAGTCGATCATCTGGCCGGAGCCAACACATGGACCAGCTGACAGTGAGGCTGTTAAGGCTGGTCTCTTAAAACCGTATGTGGGTGCATACACGCAGTTGGACTTTTCCTTGCCGTGCCCCAGCATCTTTGACACCTCGGAAGAGATCAAAGAGAAATATGGAATCCGGGCGGTGCGACCGCTGGCACCGAAAACGATGGAGCGGATTGCAAGGGGATTGAAAAAGTTTGTATTCGAGAATCCAGAGCCATTTATTATTCAGTGCAACCACGGCGGCGAGCGTAGACCGAACGATATCCGGGATCCGATGCCAACTATAACCGGAAAGCACGGTTACGGTGTGGTAGAACCCTACATGATTCCTATTGGATATGGGGAAAGAGACGGGCAAGCACCCAGAGTACATGATATAGAGAAACCATTTCCAACCATAGTTGGAAGTGGAAAACATTATCTGTGCGAGCCGTACATGGTACAGATTGGGCAGACTGGATTTACGGCAGACAGAAGCAAGGATGTGAGAGAACCGCTCACAACCATAGTAAGCAAGAATGAACATTGCCTGATAAGTCCTACTCTGATCCAGTACCATTCCGAGACGGCGCAGGGAGAAGTCCGCGGGCAGACCATAAAAGATCCAATCATGACCGTGGATGGATCGAACCGGTATGGACTGGTTACCTCATTTCTGCATAAGTATTATGACGGTGGCTACAAGGGAGCAGGAGAGAGCATGGAGAAGCCATTGCAGACAGTCACCTCATGGGACCATAACAGTGTGGTGACGGCAAACTTGATCCAGATGAATAATCACTGTGACGGCCGGGACGTGAGGGATCCAATACCTACAATCACAGCCGGCGACGGGCACTTCGGAGAGGTTAGAGCCTTTTTGATTAAATATTATGGGGATGCTACCGGTCAGGACATTGAGCAACCGCTTGATACGGTTACGACCAAAGACAGATTTGGGTTGGTGACAATTGAGGGCGTGGATTATCAGATTGTGGATATCGGGCTTCGGATGCTGGAGCCGCGGGAACTGTACGGATGCCAGGGATTTCCGGACGATTACATAATTGACCATGATTACACCGGAAAGACCTACCCGCGCAGCGAACAGGTCCGCCGATGTGGCAATGCGGTATGTCCACCGATTCCCGCGGCACTGGTGAGGGCAAACCTGCCGGAATTATGCGTGGCAGAGCGTACACCGAACATGAGAATAGAAGCAGAACAGACCGGGCAACTTCGGTTTGCGTAGTAAGTGAAATCAGGAACTAAAAAATTTGAGTTTCTATTTGAGTTCCCACTCAATAACTCAAAAGCAAGTTAAAATCCCCCGGTAACACGGGGGAGAAATCGAACTACCGAGGAAAATTCGGTAGCTCGGCAAATTAAAAGCAGGAGGAAAATCACATGAAATATTGCATTGAAACAACGGATAATGGTTGCATTGAAACATTGGAAATGTCTAAAAACGAGAAATTTCAGAAAAAATCAGCAAAAACAGAATATGGTTGCGAATCTTTAGATTCTGATTTTGCATATCAACTGAGAATGGCTGGATACTGTGAAGAAATCGTGGAAGAAGTTGATAGAATATATGACGGTCTGGGAAGTCTTGATTTTTTGGAGTTGGCAGAATTGATAAATGAGTAACTTAGGATTTAGCGGAGAAATGACATGAGCTGTATTGGGTGTATCTGTGAGCACTGTGCTAATAGCGCAGAATGTTTTGACCATTGCCAGGGAGAGATGGATGAACCGTGCTTTAACTGTGATGATTGCATCCACTGGGATGGCAAGACAGGACGGGAGATGTGGAGGGACGAGTGCCCTAAGTACAAGATAACCGAGTACTGGGCAGATCGTCTCCGACGCAAAATGAAGATAGTTTAGGATTTACCGGAGGAAATATGAAATGGGAATGACAAGAAATCAACTTGCCTTAGTGCGATATGTGGCTGAAAACAATATACAAAAAGCAAAAGATGCAGCTCTTTGCTGTTGCGCTGAGGATACAACTCAGAAAAATCATTATGCAGTCACAAAATATCAAAGTTTGTTACGATCTGGTGGAATGAATCTTATGGAGCTACCAGCAAATGTTTCCAGTTTTGCAACGATGGAAGATCTGACAAATACATACTTAGAAAGCAGATATTATCTGACCAATGAAGAAAAGGAATTATTCGAACTGATCAAGAACATGAATGATGTGAGTTTACAGCTTATGGAGAAACAGATCCCGTATCTGAATGCAACATTGCTCTATGGTGAGAGTGGAGTCGGAAAGACGGCTTTTTCCAGATATGTAGCATATAAACTTGGAATGCCGTATTTATATGTGAATTTTTCAAGAATGCTTGATAGTTATCTTGGTGGAACTGCAAAAAATCTCACGAATTTGTTTAATTTCATAAACCAGCATCAATGCGTTGTAATGTTGGATGAAATCGACAGCTTGGCAGTAAAGAGGGAATATGGTGGTGGCGGTGCAAGCGCAGAAGTTTCCAGAAGCACTACATGTTTATTACAACTATTAGATTCCGTCACGAATGACCACGTAATTATTGCCGCAACAAACCTTATGGATGATGTTGATACCGCAGTGAAGCGTAGATTTACAGAAAAGCATGAGTTACATAGGCTTTCAGCGGAAGACAATGAGCGGTTTATAAGACAGTACCTTGACGATGCAGGGTTTTCTTATGATTTGGATTCTGTTAGAAAGTATGCTGCAGAAAATCATTCACAAGCTGAAATTATGACGCATGTAACAAGAAGCATTGCAAGTACGCTTATCAACAAGGGTGAACTGGTAATGTTGTAAACTGAAAGTTAACGGAGGTAGAAACAAAATGTCAGAAGAAATCATTAAAGTATTAGATAATTTAGCTGAAAGGTTCGGTGTAGCTGTTGATTGGACGTCAACAAATGTAATTCCGTATTTACAAGAGTTGTGCAGTAAGTATATTACTTATGAAATTGCTATTAGTGTTACGTGGTTGGTAATTGGTATATTATGTTTAATTTTTTCTAAGTATACATTTACAAAAACAAAATATTTTTGGAGCAAGTATAAAGAAGATATATATTCGGATTACGATTTTGGTGCAATTCTGTTTGGAGTTATCACTGGTTGTATGATTATTGCTGGAATTATCGTTATATTATATCAAACATTTAACATTATTACTTGCTTAACATTCCCTGAGAAAATTATCATTGATGAACTAAGTTCTATATATTTGAATATGAAATAATTTAAACTGAAATATCGGAAAAATTATGTAACGAAATGAGAGATAGACATGTTAAGTAAAATAAACGATCTGATGGGCGGATATACCGGATATACCGTTATAGTTACTACCAAATATGTCCAGCGGCGCAGACACAAAAAGAAGCGCATCAATAAAAAATGGATTAAGCGGTATGGATACATCACCAAAGATTGGCAAAAACGCGGAGAAACGGTTGTAGATCAGGTACATATGACCATGTATATGAATCAGGCAACATATGATGATCTGATTATTACCCTAAAGAATAGGTAACAGAAAGGAGCAAGGATGGAGAGACTGACAACTAGAAATATAGCAGGAGTGGCGGTGTATAAGCATCCGTTTGAATGTGAAAGATGCGGAGAGACAATTTGGAGATTGCCTGATTATGGCAATGGAAGTCCTACGGAAAAGCTAGCCGCTTATGAGGATGCCGAGGAGCAGGGAGTGCTACTGTGGTTGCCGTGCAAGGTGGGAGATAAAATTTTCCTTGATTTTGCAGGATTTGGAAAAGATATAGACGAGTTTACAGTTAAAGACTTCCATTTGGATTGTTTTGAAGATGGAGAAATTATACTGTATTGCGATTATGAATCAAACGATAAGACTTTATCTGGCCAAATTGATGTAATGGAATTTGGTAAAACAGTATTCCTCACAAAAAAAGAAGCAAAAGCCAAGCTGGCAGAAATGGAAGGTGAGGAATGAAGAGAGAAGAAAGAACATGTAAATTTTGCGGAAAAACAAGGAATGTAATAAATGTCACTACTCATAGTGGTATAGATTACGATGGGCGCAATTGCGGATCCGTATATACGACAGATAATGATGCAGGATGTTCCTGTAAGTTAGGGCAAGCAGCATTTCAGAAATATCAGATTAAAAAGATGTGTCTGAATTGCAAGTACATGAAATTAAATCGATGCACTAATGCTGTTACCAAATCGGAGATATGTTCTCAATTTGATGTGAAGGAACTGGCTATTAAAGACAGCACAAAGAACTGTAAAAACTGGGAAATAGATTCAGAAGTGTTCAAAGTTTTCACATAAGAGAGGTAGAGTATGGCGAAGTGTAATAACTGCAAGAATTTAGAAACAAAGGATAATGGGTTTGATGCGTACTCATGGTGCGAGAAAATCAACGACTGTCCGCATGAGGACATAGAAAGAGACTGCGAGGATTACACACCCATAACCAACGCAGATGAAATCCGTAGCATGACGGACGAAGAGCTGGCAGATTTTATTATCAATTTTGACAACCGTTTTGGTGAGGAATATGAGGGAGAACAGAGTTGTCTGGCATGGTTGCAGAAAGAAAGTGAGGAGACAAAATGAGTGAGAGAAAGTATGAAGTTTATGAAAATGAGAATAGAATAGCGAGCAATATGAGCTTAGAAATGGCACTTTTATTTATTAAGGCGTATTGTGACGAATACTACAATGAAAAAGTGCGCCTTACTTTGGTGAAAATGGAGGGTAGACATGACGGAGAATGGAGCAATGGAACTTAAACCATGCCCGTTCTGTGGCGGAAAAGCAATGTTCTTAACCATTACAAATAAGTCATCACATTCGGCTGTTGGGGTAATGTTCAAAATCAAATGTATGAAATGCGGAACAGAATTTCCAAAAAGCTATGAATGTGAGATGTACATGGATCAGGACGGAGGCATCAGAACAGGGAAAGACGAGCGAACAAAAGCAATTACAGATTGGAACAGGAGGGCGAACGATGAAAATACTGATTGATATTCCCAAGGCATTTGAAGTGGACTATAACACAGACCGATTCGCAGAGTTCTTCCAGCGATGTCTTGCGGATATGGGTACCTGCTGTGGTAACTATGAGTTTGAAACCGCAGAGATGATGGAAAAGGCATTTGCAGAGAGTAAGATATACGACCCGGAAAAGGTTGTGGAACAGTTGGAAGAACGCACAGCATTTCTGAAAGACTGTACGAAGTATGGAAATAAGACAGCAGAGCAGCAGTCAAAATCCTATGACACAATGATGATGTATGAGGTCAAGGATTTGATAGATGATTTGTTGGATATTGTAAAGGCAGGTGGAGTAGATGCGTGATTGCAGAAATTGCAAACACTTCATAGCAAAAAAAGTAAATATGAACCAGTATAAAATTTTTAGAAGCATTTTAGTTGCCGAATGTGTAAAAAAGAAAATTCAACTTCTTCCTTTTGAGGATGAAAAGAATGCTAAATACTGTGATTTTTATAAAAAAAGAGGTGGGGCAGATGCAGAATAAAATATCTATTTCGAGTCATCTTCAAATAATAAGATATCATTAGGAGTACAATCCAAAACTCTACATAATTGTTCAAGAGTATCAAAATAAATACGATCAGTGTTTCCTTCGTATAAATTACATGCTGCTTTATATCCTATTTTAAGTTCTTTTGATAATTGATTTCGATTCATACCCTTGGCATCAACTAATGATTTTATATTAAGTCTCATATATTTATCTCCTTGACATTATATACTTTAGCACATAATCTAAAGAAAATAAATATATTTTTAAGAATATAATCTTGACAATATAATCTAAAGGGTGTATAGTATGAAATATCAAAGGGAGACACGAAGATAAATGCGTAGGATTTACATACTAGGAAAGGAGAGGTGACTACGACATGAAAAGAGGAGAAATCTATTACGCAGATTTGAGACCAGTTGTAGGATCTGAACAGGGAGGAATTCGTCCTGTACTTATCATTCAAAATGACGTTGGTAATAAATATAGCCCTACAACTATTGTTGCTATTCTGACTTCTAAAGAGAAGCCATCCCTTCCTACGCATGTGTTGCTAAAAAGTAGCGAAGAGAATGGTCTTGAAGTTGACTCTACAATTGAATTAGAGCAGCTTAGAACTATCGACAAAAAGAGAATAAAAGATAGGGTTGGGAAAATCAGTGAATACGATAACAACAGAGTATTAAATGCGCTTAAAGTTAGTATGTGTATTTAAGGGAGGGTAGTATTATGAATACTGAGACTTATAAAGTAGAGAGCTACGATGAAGCCATTGCTATTTTACAAAGATTAAAAGAAAGTGGAGCTGAATGCAATATTACTATCTATACATTCGATTTTGATAGGAATTTGGAATCTCATAAAGTAACTACTCCTGAGAGTGTATGCATTTTGGTTGAGAAGTCAAAGACGATCATTGTTAACAATGATTCATATGTACCTCATATGCAGTTGTTTTCCATGGTTCAATCACCTGAGAATATTACTAGAAAAGGTATTATGCATGACGTTTTACTCTTGCGACTACCAACTAATGAGTCCTGAAAATAGGACTCATAGATAAATAAAATAATAATATCGAACAGAAAAACAAACAAACGTTCGATTTTTATATTGACAGAACAGATGTTCGGGTGTAGAATCATAATTGTTCCAAACAAAATAAAAAATGCAGCCTAGCGATTCAACCGGTGTTGGCGCACCTTTCTACTAGACTGCACTACATAACAACATTGGAGAATACTCCAAAGAGCAGTGCTTGCACACTACTATATTATATTGTACATATTTTTCCAATAAATGTCAACTGATCAAAGTCAGGTTTCATCTGGAAAATTCGGGCAAGTCTGCTAAGAAATTCAAGGATTATACAACTTAATATAGAGAATAAATTTATAGGGCTATCGTCAAGCGGTAAGACACAGCACTTTGACTGCTGCATTAACTATCAGAGATGGTAGTGCGTGGGTTCGAATCCCACTTGATTATTCCGGAGCTCTCTGAGCCACCTGTCCGGACTTTGGGAGCCACCATTCCGGAGAATGAGAGCCACATATTCCGGTAATTCAGAGCCACATTTAAACGCTCTATTACATATATTTCCTTTATACTGTTGATACACACCATTGGTGTGAATACAGGTAAAGGAGGTCACAATTATGACCAAGTATCGTGAAATCCTACGCTTGCAGAGCTTAGGATTCAGCGAACGGAACATCGCACAGAGCTGCGGTGTATCCAGGAACACAGTCGCCAAGGTTTTGAAAAAGGCAGCGGAAATAAATATTTCATGGCCGCTGGATTTTGACATGACCGACAGCGCACTTGAGGAGCTTATGTTCCCAAAGGATAAGTCAGTAACAAATAAACGCATGCCTGACTTTGACTACATTCGCAAAGAACTTCTGCGAAATGGAGTCAACAAAAAGCTTCTCTGGGTAGAATACTGTGAGGAGTGCCGTATGAGCAACGAAGAGCCGCTCATGTATTCCCAGTTCTGCTACTACATCCAAAAGGATGAAGAGAAACGCAGGGCTACCATGCATATCCCGAGAAAGCCTGGTGAACAGATTGAAGTTGACTGGGCAGGTGATCCCGCCCACATCTTTGATCCGGACACCGGAGAGATCACAGAGGCATGGATCTTTGTAGGGGTACTGACTTACAGCCAGTATGCTTTTGTAAAAGCATACATGAATGAGAAAACAAGCAACTGGATTAAAGCTCATGTCCAGATGTTCGATTTCTTTGGCGGTGTAACACCCATGCTTGTCTCCGATAACTGCACAACAGCAGTGAATCATGAAAAGAGCGACTGGTATACCACGTCATTAAACACAACTTACCATGAGATGGCAGAACACTATAATCTTGCCATCATTCCGGCCAGAGTCCGGAAACCCAAGGATAAACCAAATGTAGAAGGATCTGTAGGAAAGATATCTACTTGGATAACTGCAGCCCTTCGTAATGAACAGTTTTTCTCGCTTGCAGAATTAAATGATTCTATCCGGGAAAAACTGAATGCCTACAATGCTCGTAAATTCCAGAAAAAGGAATGCAGCAGGCTCAGTTTATTTCTTGGGGAAGAAATGCCGTTACTGGCTCCGTTGCCTGCTACACCCTTTGAACTGGCTGAGTGGAAACAAGCCACTGTCCAGTTCAACTATCACATCGCAGTAGACAAGATGTACTACTCCGTGC